CTCCTGAGGAGGTAGCTGCACCTACTCCCTTTCGCACCGACTCCGGAGATGGACATCTCAGACTGGATGATGCAGGAGCAGAAGAGGTATCGCAGGGAGAAGAAAGCGAAACAGAAGCAGAGGAAGTCGTCACATTGGGAGGAAGAGGAGGATCTGAGACCGAACAGAAAGCGCCGGAACAGATGATCTTCAAACCCATTCGTCGTAACTCGTCCAACTAAGCAATACACATAAGATAGGCAGGGGAAATGAATCCCCTGCCTATTTTTTATCTTGAGGTGAATTTATGATCTATAGAATAGATTTACAACATTTTCTAGGTCATGCAATTGACTATTTTACACCAGATGAATTAACTCACTTTCAGTATGCAATTATCAGTGCTGCTGTTATTAGTAATTCTAAGGTATTAAATGTTGTAAAGATTCCTGAGCTATATCCAGTTCCAGAGATAGTTATCTCATATCAAGAGCATAAAGATAAATCGATTATGAGGAAAATGTATAAAGACTTCCTTCTTCCAGAGGCAGATAATGATATGGGATTAACTAAGAAGCACATGGCAAATATGTTCTATAACACATTCATCAACACACTGTTGAATCATGCTGATGTAATGATAGTCTGTGATAAAGAAGAAAATGACTATATCGATGTTATCTGTGAGATCCTTAAAGACCATTTCGATATAGAAGTTATAGATTTGAATGAACTCTTCACGAAAGGAAGAGTTGGTCCAATCTATATTGATCGGGATGATATTTGGGATAAGGCAGTAGATATTCGTAGAGCTGCTGGTGATGATATGAGACGTGCTCTTGAATCAAGTGCTGAAGGTAGAATGAAACTTCTTGGGATGATGAAGAAGAAGGATAAGATTAAGAAGCTTGAAGAAATTGGAATTACCGTCACAAGTACAACGAACGAAGATCTAAATGCATTATTGAAATCAGCATGGGTAGATGATGAAGATTAGTAGTTTCTAAAAATATTGAAAATGGAAGTAACATCCCCTTCCATTTTCTTTTTATTACTTTTATGCAGAAACAGAAGCTTAAATAATACGCATAATGTTGTAAAAAATTATTTTTTATAAAGGAGAGATATACTATGACTTATGAAAATGATAAGCATCAGGTTGATGATGTTATCCAAGAAGGCATGATTGGCGATGCATTGAATGCAGCCAAGAAAGCAGGAGATGACATTAAAAATGCTCAGGGTGTAAAAGGTAAAGTTGGAGCCGTTAATAGCAAATTAGACACCGCAGCTAATAAGATGTCTGATATTGATGGTAAGGTGAAAAGTAATATTGTCAAAAATGACTCCATCGTTGCTAGAGCAAGAAACTCTGTATTACAGTTCCCTATCTATGTAACTCAGACTCTTCGTGTAAATGAAGCTCAGATTATCGCTAAAATGTTTGAACGAGTATACACTACTCTAGTTCAAACCGTTCTTTCTCATAATCAGATTCTTGATGAGGAAGAAGCAAATGATCTGGTATTCCTTAAGAACTTCCATACCAACTTAAAGGAAGCTGCTGATGTATTTGTAAATACATACTATACTCCTATTGATGAGATCGATAGTATGATGAAAGAAAGTGTATTCTTCTCTCAGCAGTTTGGTGAAGGTTGCCGGGTAGATTTCAGTGTAGTTCCTTGTACTAACCAAGATCTCATCCTGGAAAACACTCGTTTACTCAATGAGCCTCTAACTGGATTCCTTTATCTTCGCGAAGCTACAAATGAGAAGACTGATAAAGCTACAGTTACAACTGTTAAAATGGATAAGGATGAAGTTGCTGCTCTCTATAATGATATTGGATATGATGAAGATGAGATAAAGAGAGCAGTCAAGATGTCTGATTCTGAGTATGAGAAACTTTCTGACGATGAGAAGAAAGAAATCGATAAGATTAAAGATGCTATTCCTGCTGGTGTTAAGTACAAGGGTGGTACATGGTTCCGCACTAATCGTACAAATGAAAGTTCTACTAAGACTGGCAGTAATGATGAGCCCTCTAAGGGTGTTGATGCTCCTAAACTTCTGCGTGATGCTGATATTAAGAAGATCAATGCCATGGTTCCTTGGACAATTGAAGCAGCTTTCCATCTCAGAACCAAAAATGGAACTGATAAGATTGTACGATATGTCATTGGTATCAAGAGCGTAATGCATTTAATTCGCACTCAGGATCTAGCTGATGATCTTCAGGAACTTGTAACTGGTAATATCAAAGCTCTCCAGAAGGTTCGTTACAAGACTGGCGAGATTAAGTTCTCTGATTACTTCTTTAACATTAAGGGTCTTAAGGCAGATGCTGCTAAACATATTAATTACAATAAGAGATGGATTAATACTCTTAAGCGCTTAGGTGAATATGAGAAAATTAATGGAAGCTTATTCAATGAGCCTGCTAAGTTAATTGCAAATGGGAATGTTCCTATTCCTAATGGCACTCTCATTCTTGCTCAGCCTGATGTTACTATGTTAACTAATCAGACTGGTATTGATCTGAGTAAGGTTTCTAATGCTAAACGTCTTGCTAAGAGCTTATTCCTGATCGGTGTTGTAATTGTTGATTCTTCTGCTGGCACCATGCGTGTTCTGTTCCCTGACTCTGACAATGATTGGGATGTTCAGTCTCTAGCTGCTATTGATGCAGAACTTGCTAAGACTGATAATAGTCAGTTGATGAAGGAATTAAATCGCATGGTCAATAGATAATGTAAGGGAGGTTAAATGAAATGGCTGAATATATGATTAGTAACGATTTTTTAGAGATCGTTACTGGAACTAGTAACAGATTACACCCTGCATATATGGAAGCATCTAAGAATATTGATTCTAGTAATGATAAAGCTCTTGGTTATATCAAAAACTTTATCACTAGTATCGAAGGTTTAGCTTCTAAGACTAAGGGTAAAGATAAGAGTATTGCTGAGACTAAAGGCAATATCAAGAATCTCAAGGCACATGAGAATATTAAAACTTCCATTGAATTCTTAAATAAGAATCTTGGGAAAGTTTCTATCATTCCTGCATTAAATGATATTTTTAAAGCCTTAGAGAGTTTTCAACCTCAGTATACTGAAGGTTATGAGAAGCAGGTTCGTCTTGTAATGCTTGAATACGAAAGTGCTGTTGATATGTTGATCACTGGTATCACTATGATGGTTGCTCAGGGTATTGATATTGTTCAGAATGGCACATCTATCAAGATTAAGAAAAATAGTGTAAGTTCCTCTGGTGTTATTAATAAGACCATCATGGATCTTGCTAAGCAGTTAAACAATAAACAGCATAAGCAGTATCTTGATGAAGTTATTAAGGCTAAGGAATATGCAGGCGTTCGTACAACTGTTGAAGAGTCCACAACTTTCACTGAGGGTGTTGTTAGTGAAACTCTAGATCTTGTCGGTGCCATCTTTAAAAATGCCGTCAAGATTGGTAAACTTACTGTCAACATGTTTAACGCTATCAAGAAATCCATGTTTGGTATCGTTCCTCTGATTAGGACTTGTTTGTACATTCGTTACAAGAAGAAGGCAAATACTATTCTTGAACTTGAACAGCAAGTTGAGTTCATTAATCAGAATATCGAGCAGCTTCAGAATCGTACTAATATTGATTCTAATGAAAAGGAAGTTATTATCAAGAAGCAGAAAGCTGCTATTGAGAAATTCCAAAAGAAAGCTGCTAAGCTTCGTGCAGAGTTAACTGATTGCGAACGTGAAACTGTTGCTGCAGTCAAGGATGAAGATCCTAAAATGAGTAACACCGATGATGATTTCATTCTTGAGAGTGGATCAGATGACAAAGATATATTTATGGGAAATTCTAATGATGAATAAGGAGGGTTATTATCATGGGAATTGAAAACCTTGATACCTTCTGTTACATCAGAGAACAATCATCCTTCCCTTCAGATTATGGCGGGAACTTTGGATATCAGATTCATGATATGGGTAGTAGATTCTATGTAACATTTGATGCAGTGCTTCAATCCTTTGGAGTAATGAATCGTAATCGTAGAATGTATGAAGCTGCGAATATCATGGATAGAATCGAAAATGATGATTATGTCCAGAGTATGCTAAGACAGAATTCCTGGATGGGTGAAATTGATCATCCTGCTGCTACTAAAGAAGGAGAACAGCTTACTATCAATCGTATTTCCAATCCTGATATGAAACTTACTTCTCACTATATCAGACGTCCTCGACTGAATGGAAATCTTCTTGAAGCTAAAATTCAAACTGATTCTTCTAATCAGAATGGTATGAACATGGCAATCAAGATTGTTGATGGTAAGATCATTCCTTGTTTTAGTGCTCGTGTATTAGGTGCATTAGAGAATCGAAATGGTAACCCTGTTGTCCATGTTCGGAAACTAATCACCTATGACTGGGTACTTTATCCTAGTCATAAAGAGGCTGAAGCAAAGATCAATCAACCTATTCAAGAGTCTGTTGATGAAGCTGCCAAATATGCTAACACTACAATTATCTTCTTCCCTGAGCTTGCTAGGATGGCAACTGCTAATACAAGAGAAGCTAGTTGGTTATGTGAGTCTTTTGGCCTGTCTATGGATGATATCGTTGGTGTAACAGCTACTGGTAACTCTGTAGTACTTACTGAAAATCAGAACGTTTACATTCAGCCTATCAATGATAGGACTGTACGTGCTAAGACTCAGAAAGTATTAAGAGACTGGATCAATCAATAAGTAAAGTGGGGAGCATCATCGCTCCCCACTTTATTTTATTTATATATTCTATAGATATCAATAAAAAAGTAATATACTTGGGGGTATTTATAATGCCAAAGATAACTATTAATGGGAGAAAGCATAATATTATAACATTTCCTCGCTATGTTAGAAATTGGATCCATGCTCAAGAATTATTTGATCAAATAATTATAGGAGGATCATTTACAGAATGTGAATTCCGAAATTGTATATTAATCGGAGTAAGAGTTGATGATGGCTCAATATATCGAGGAAAAAATTATTTATGTAAATTTACAGATGATACATATGTAGAAAAATGCAAAAATATTCTTACTAGAATCTATGATGGTATATTGATTAATTGTAAGAATATTATTTGTATTATTGATAAAGATACAGAAATTATTAGGAGGTAACTGTAATGGATAATAAGGCGTTAATCAATGGAGAGTTTGTAACTTTATCTCAAGATCAGGTAATTGGTGCAGCTAATTTTCATCTATCAAGAATTCCATTTGCATGGGTACGTGGAGAATTAGTTATCAATTTTAGTGCCAATGATGATAGAGATCATCAGCATTGGTTATGTGAAGATTTCGGTTTATCTATTGAAGAATTTGAAGAGAGTCCTCGTGGATATATGGTTGATGGAAGAATTCAACTATTCATTGGAAGCTCTTTTAGAGAAATCAATGAAGTTGAATCTACCTGTATTAGTGAAGAAGATCATACCAAACTCCTGGAGACTCATTTCGAAAGGTTCCCCAGTACTACATGTAATGTATATAATGGAGTACATGTTGGGAAAGTTGGTGAGCGTTGGGAACCGATTAAGCAGATTGGAAAGTTTGGTATTATGAGAAAAATTGTTCCAATGGAAATTTAAAAGAAAGGGAGGATATCCTCCCTTTCTTTTTTATTACATCCCAAAGTTATATGGTAAGCCTGTCATCTTTTCAAATTCATCAGCAGTGATCTTACCTTGGACCTTATATTCAATTAGGAAATCAACACGTTCAATAGGACGATAAGTCTGTTGAATTCTTTCCAAGGCAACTTTTTCATCATTAGATAAATTATCATGATCAGTAAAGTCAATGTAATAATGAGACTTATCATACTGAATCATTGCCATCATTCCCCCTTTATCATTTCATTAAATAAAGAATAGTCCTTATTTACAATCTTAATATAGTTGAATACATTAGATAAAGATTTCATTAGCTCTTCTTTAATCTTATCCTTTTCTCTACTTTCTTGATTGATATTCTTAGCGCTTCCATCATCTTTAATTTCAACTTCAAGGTTTAGAGAAGGAATGAAAAAGTCGGGCATATAGAAATGTGATTTACCTTTATATTCATAACTATATGTGTGGGGAGATGGAGCCATTATATCTGATATTGGCCAATGTAACTCAATATCTAAATATCTGAGGAAGTCTAACTCATATGAGGATAGATATGGAAATTTAGTTTTCCCATCACTCCATGTGTAGACGCCTGCAATTTTTCGCCCTGCTTGCATTTTCTTCTGCATTTCAGGATCATCAAGTAAATAAACTTTACCATATTTTTTGATCATTCTATTATCTCGTTCTTCTTTATACTTCTGCTTACATTGAGGATTATTACAGAAACGAGAATATTTCATTGTAGCTTCATTGAAATCTGTTTCATTATGACATATAACACAGCTACCTTTATCCTTCTTAGTAAGTAGAAAATAAAACCATCTATACCCAGACATACCAGGAGGAAGTAGATCTTTGTGTTTAGTATCATAGTGGTTACCCATTTTCCATTTTGCGCTTCGTTTTCCTTTTTCCTTATTTACTGGAACAGTATATTTACAATGCTGACATCTATATAGTCTCATATTGTTTAACCACCCCTTTAAGTAGTAATTGTATTGATTTTTATAATACATGTATAGGATACCAAAAAGTAATTATTTTACTTATAAATACAAGGAGGAATATATTATGGATTCTATCAAATTCGCACGTCTATATGATAGGGACATTTCTAAATCTATTCGACAATTACTTGAAGAGAGTTCTTATCTAAAATCTAAACTTTTTAAGTCATTAATTACTGTTGACAAACTTGATCCTGATGTTCCTAGAACATATAAACGCTTTATTGCTGACTATATTAAAATCTGGGAAGATTACGCTGACACTCTATCTGATAAAATCAGGAATGCTAAAGGTACAGCCGGTGTTCGAACTGTACGCTATGACTATGCAAAAGATTATATCTATTCTAAGGACGACTATGCTTCGGTTCTTCAGTATACTGATGGTGTTATCCAAGGTATGAAGTCTGGTAAGTTCAAAGAACCTGAAGACATTGAAGATTTCTTTAAGTTTACAGTAGAAAAGGCATTCAATGATAAGGGTGACTCTGTTGGTGCTGTACTTGATAGAATACTTATCAATGGTATTACTGTAGACATGATCAGTAATACTTCTAAAGCTGATGCCAAAATGTTTGATAGTATTAAAACTTACAAGATGTTTAGTTCTTCTAGTGCTACTGAACTGAGAAAAGCTATCATTAAAGTAGTTGATTTCATTACTGATGAAATGGCTGATCTCATTCGTGAACTGAAACATCGTAATACTCGTCTGTATGTAACTATGGTAAATACAGTTATCGAGTATATCAATTATTCTGTTGCTTGTTATGCTACCAGAATCTATTTGATTTCTCAGTATGCATTCCCATTCATGGATACTGTTGCAGAAGATTTAGCAGTACGTCCTATTGATGAATCTGTTGGTAGATCCACTGGAGAATTAGAGCCATTAGTTGGTGAATTCGATATTGCTGTCAACATTATGCATGGTGCTAATGAATTAATCTGTAGAGATTATAATCAATGCAAGCAGTATATTGAAATTCTCGATACCTTTGTAAAGGCTATTGGTGCTGATCCTCTCTTTGGTACTAATAAACCTAAGCCTGCTCGTTTTATGGGTAGAAGCTTACTTACTCCTGATAATGCATTTGTATCTAAGTTAATGGGTAATGCGTTATTTGAGTATCTCATTGTTGATACTGCATGGATGTACGATGTTAATATAGTTACTGAGATGAATCATGTTCTCAAAGAGTATACATATAATAATACCCATGCATATCCTGGTTCTTATACTCCTAAACAGGAAATGCTATACATTATTAGAGGCGCATGGCATGATCATACTCTTAATGGTTATAAGAGATTGGTAAAGGATATGTACATTGCAGCTTCTGTTATCTTAACTCAACTTGCAAGTACTATTGATGGTGCTATTCGTTGGAGAGATGATCATGTTGGAGCTCCTGGTTTCAATACTGCTACTATCAATGATGTAGCTGAGAATATTAAGATCCTTACTGATCTCTATACTGAAGTTGCTGTAGCATTTATGCATAAGGGTAGAGATATTGAGTTACACTTTAACAATCTAAAGAATGCTCAAGTAAGTAAGATTGAAAATGATCTTTCTCTTAAGCTCCCTTATCAGAAGTTAGATCTTGATACGAATATTAATATGATGAACTCTGTTCCCAATACTACTCGAGTTCCATATGATATTCTTGACATCTACGATCTTCCTACATTCGAATCTTTAGAGATGTATGATGATTATCTAAGATCTATTCCTGGTATGGAGAATGATGCATATCTCAGTGAGGCTGTTGGTGTATCCAATGTAATTAACTTTATCATCACTCGTCTAAAATCTATCTGGGATCGCTTTATGAATTTCATGAATAATGAAAGCTTTAAGAGAGCTAAGGCCTGGGTAACTCAGAATGGTGATACAGTTGTTAACTTTGATTATACTGACAAGACCATGACTATCCTTCCTTATAAGGATAACATTAGTCCTCCTAAAGGATATGATAAAGTTATTACAAATTTAGCTAAGTTTGATGAGAAGGTAATGGAAAGTGAAGAATCTCGTAAAGCTTATCTAAAGTCTCTATATCCTGAAGATGCTATCTATGAGTGGTTCCATGGTCAGAATACTGACGGTGGTAGTGGAGCCGAAAAATATCGTAACTTAATCCTTTTCTATAACTCTCCTACTGACGTTAAACCTGGAACCCCTCAAGGTGTACAAGTAAAAGGTGAAGCCCTGAAAGCTAAAGTTCAGACATGGGTTTCTAATATTAAAGATGCTGATCAGTTACTTGAGCAAATGAAATCTCAAAAGTCTAAGCTTGATCAAGAGATTGAACAGCTGAAGAGAAAGTTTGTTAACATTGATAATGCTCAAGTAAAGAAAGAATCTGTATATATTGAAGCAGATCAGCCCCAGCAGGGTCAGCAGAAACAAGAAGGTCAAGGTGGAGCTAGTATGCCTAATGTTCCTCCCACTAATCCTAAAGATGGCGGACAGCCTGTGAATACTAATAATCCTGCTGCATCTAATAATCAGTCTACTGCTGGTAATACTATCATTGTTCAGATCCAGACTGCTATTCTTAACATCTGGGGAACTCTTCCTCAAACATTCGTCCATGTATATGCTACTCAATATAAATATCTGAAAGAAGCTTATGCCCTTGGACATAATAATAGTACACCTGCTCCTCAGAATAATCAACAATAATATCGATTAGAGGTGGGGATAATCCCCACCTCTAATTTTAATTTTATTTATATATTATTAATATAATGAGGTGACACATTTAATACAAGAAAAGAGGGTGAAACTATGGCAAATCAATATGATGATCTGTATAGACAATTAATGGATTCTGAATCTTTATTTTCGAATCCAAGTCAATATAATCCTGGTAGAAGATATCAACCAGACGAAGATGAATTTGAAGACTTTATTACCAGTAAAGAACTAGATCCAAAACTTGATAAAAGAGAAAAGTCTTTAGGTCTTGTTGGTACTAGTGATGGTATAATCGAAGAAGATGCTTATTTCAAAAGGTATAAAACAAATTATGAGCATAAGTATACCGAAAAAGAATTAGCTCAGATGAGATCATCTTGTATTGGAACAATCGTTCATGATTATAGTGAAAAGGATATATATCACATGAGTGATGAATATCGTAGAGAACATGATATGTTATCTGAGATCTCTGGTAAACTTAGTGCAGTTAAGGGTACCTATCGTAAAGTAGATGCCTGGATAGAAGCAATGAGAACAGTTGTCCATGCATGGGAGATTCTTGAAGATAAGGGAAACTTTGTTCATACCCAACAAGAGTTCTTTGAAATGATCTCAGCTGGTCGCATCGTATCTAATAGAATTATTCTTCCGAAGTTGAAGAAGATGAATCAATATGATATTGATGTGCTTATAAAGTATATTAGTAATCCAGAATTAGATCCTAAAGAACTTCTTCCGATTGATACAGCTCCGCAAGATGACTGGTATGACTCTCAGTTGATTGAAGATACTGAAGAGTATCAAGAATATTATAATGAATATATGGCATCTGATTATATCGATCGGGAGGATGAAACTTATAAGAAGTATTATAAGGATTATATTGATGATCTTGATAAGGAAGATCTTGTAAATATGGATCAGTGCATTGCAGAAGCTCATTCGTATGCACTCAGCCAACGGTATGATTCTGAAGCTGATAGATATGCTAAAGATCGTATTGAAGAAGATACGGCAATGAGACTTCTTAGTATTGAAGAAACTGAGCATATCTTAAGATGTAAAGAATCTCCTGGTGAGATTATGATAGAAGTTAAGGACATCAAACCTAAACATATTAAAGGTTATGATGCTCGTACAGTATACGGAAGTATGAAACGTAAAAAGAAGAAGAAAGCTAAGACCAAGAAGGATAGGATTAAGCAATATCATATTGAATCTCTACATGATATTCTTAATAAGATTCAGAATGATCCTGCAAATCGTGGTGCTAATACTGGATATAATACTCGTAGTTATATGCTTACAAATAGTATGTTTGAACCTATTAAACCTCCGAAGAGTTTCTTTGATGAAATGAGATTTGAAGGTTCTTGGGCTGATGATGATGCTGTATATCTGTATGAGCTTGCACTACGTGAAGAAGCATTAAAGGAACATCCTTCCAGGAGTAAGTATGTATCCTTTGGGGATCAAGAAGTTCAGAAGTTCTTTAAGTTACTTGAAGAGAATGGTGTTAATACTCTGACTCTTCGTCGTAAAATGGATATGCCTACAGATGATAGTGTTAAAGAGGCTGAAGCTAGAGCTACTAAGAAAGAGAATAAGAAGATGGAGAGTGCTATAATCCAAAGGATTACTAAACTCAATGCAGATCCTAAGTTTAAGAAGCTAGTAGCTAAAGCTGAGAATGCTCTCAATAAACAGTTTGCTGATTATTAAGGAGGATAATATGAATATTCCAAGTGTAACATTCATGTATTTAACCCCTGCCTATTTACGGTATGCCTGCAACCAATATGCAGGCATGCCTATAAATATGCTCCAGAAGCATATGAATGATCTTGCTACTGTATCTCTTGAAAAATACAATACAGAGGTTGCAGCTTTTGGGCAGATCTTATATAGTGACATTGAATTGCTGAAGAATAAGGATCATGAATTATATGAAAAAACTCTAAATGAATATCGATCTCTTATGGAAGAATACAGTGAAAAACTGGTAAAGACTATCGTTACTGAAGATGAAGAATCTATTAAGAAGTCGATACTCAAGATTATTGAATTCGTAATGGATAAAGTATTTAAGATTAATACATTACGAGTATCCTTTGTTGTAATGTATAAGGATGATCCATTTCAATCTAATTATCCAAGCCTGATATATGAAGTTCTTCAGCAATACTTCAATATCAAGGAGCAAGTAGAACATCATGGTGGTCGAGAGATTACTATTACAAAAAGATTTACATAAAACTTCTAATATTAAAATATATTTAAGGAGGGCATTAAAATGTCTACAATGCCAATAGAATTATATACTGACGGTAGTAGTTTAAAAAATCCTGGAGCCAGTGGTCTTTCATACATCATTAGGTACTGGATCGATAATGATAACAATGATATGCCTGAAGCAAAGATTATTGAAGGCAGTCAAGGTTTTCGTTTAAGCACTAATAATCGTATGGAGATCATGGCTGGTATTTTTGGTCTTAATAAGATCATTGAATGTATTAATAATGGATCTATGAGTGGTTATACTCAGATTAATCTTTCTAGTGATTCTGAGTATTTCTGTAATGCAGTTAACCAGAGATGGATTCAGAAATGGGTACAGAATAATTGGATGACAAGTGGCTTTAGAGGATCTGCACCTAAATCTGTAAAGAATAAAGATCTATGGGAGCAGTTTATTGATATCCAAGAGAAGCTTCAGAATCTCGGTATCGCATTGACAATGATCCATGTAAAAGGGCATAATGGACATGAGTTCAATGAACAGGCTGACAAGATGGCTGTTGCTGCATCTAATGATACCACCAATCATTTAATAGATGAAGTCTATGAAAAGACCAGCAACATTATGAACAGGAGGTAAGCTTGTCATGTCATACGAATCTCTTCGCTTTCTTCCAGTTCTCAACGGTGTTACTATCATTGGTGATAAACGATTTGAGGATTATGGCCTCGTGCCAATGAGCGCCGAAGAGATTACTGAGATCCAATTAGAAGTATTTGGATATGTCCTGTAATGACAGATAGTAATGATTATACCAGGGACTGTCCCTGGTATAATCATTATTTTTTTATTTATATATTTTGATTTTGAATGTTCATAGATATTTAAATTTCTGATTTAAATATCCATAATGTAAACTCCAAAAAATAAAATTTAAATTCAAGAAATGAGGTATGTAGAATGATTGTATTGTACTCTAACAATTGCCCCAATTGCAAGATTCTTAAGGAGAAGCTTGATAAGAAGGGTATTCAATATAGTGAGAACAATTCAGTTGAAGAAATGGTTAGTCTCGGCTTCACACATGTTCCAATGTTGAAGGTTGATGATAAGATCATGGACTTCAATGAAGCTCTCGTCTATGTAGCTAATCATTAATCTTAGGAGGTAATATAGAAATGAAAACAAGTAAAGTTATAGTAGAAGATTATCTACTGAAATCAGACTGGCGAGTAAAAGAGAATTCTTCATCCCCCTATGCATTTGGTGGGATGGTTCGCTATATGATTGGTGAGGTAAGTAAGGATTACTGGTTACGTGAAGTATATCCTGAAAGAATTACTACCAGCTATGTTGATGGTCATATCCATCTTCATGATCTCGGTGGTCTTACCATCTATTGCTGTGGTTACTCTCTGAAGGATATCCTAATGAAGGGTGTTCGTGGTGTAAGTAACATTCCTGTTTCTACTCCTGCAAAGCATTTTGATTCTGCTCTTAATCAGATTGCTAACCTTACAACTATTTTCCAGAATGAAATCATGGGTGCAGTTGCATTCAATGGTTTTGATACTCTACTTGCTCCTTTTATTAAGCGTGACAAGTTAACCTATGATGAAGTTCTTCAGAGTATGCAGAACTTTATCTTCAGTATTAACTCCAATAGCAGATGTGGTGCAGAGCCTGCATTTAGCAATGTAACATTTGATCTTACTCCCCCTGCTGATATGATGAAAGAATATTGCATCATTGGTGGTGAACCTGTAAGCTTTACTTATGGATCCTGCCAGCAAGAGATGGATATGTTAAATAGAGCATTCTTTGAAGTAATGCTTAAAGGTGATGGTGAAGGTAAACTCTTCCCCTATCCTATTCCTACTTATAATATTCATGAACGTTTCGACTGGGATAACCCTAATAACAAACTTCTTTGGGAAATGACTGGTAAATATGGCATTCCCTACTTTGCCAACTTTGTCAATAGTGATATGAAGATTGAAGATGTTCGTTCTATGTGTTGTCGTCTTCGTCTGGATCTATCTGAACTTCGTCGCCGTAATGGTGGTTTATTTGGTTCTGGTGACTCCACTGGATCTATCGGCGTAGTTACTATTAACCTTCCTCGTATTGCTTATGAGGCTAAAGGTAATCAGGATGTATTCTTTGCTGAACTTGATAAGTATCTTGATATTGCTAAGGATAGTCTTGAGATTAAACGTGAATGGTTACAGAAGTATGTAATTGATACTGGTCTAATTCCTGCATACATTGAATATGTTGGTACTCTTGATAATCATTTCAGTACCATTGGTATTGTTGGTATGAATGAAATGTGTGAGAATCTACTTGACAAGAATATTCTTGATGAAGAGTCTCATGCTTTCTGCATCAAGGTTGGCAATCATATTCGTGAGAAGTTAGTTGAGTATCAGCATGAAACTGGTAATCTATATAATTATGAAGCTACTCCTGCTGAGGCGACTTGCTATCGCTTCGCTGCTAACGATAAGAAATTATATCCTGATATCATTACTCAGGGTGAAGGTGATGGTGTATACTACACTAACAGCTGCCATATTCCTGTAAAACTAATTGAAGGTATTGATAAGACTTTTGCACATCAAGATGCTCTTCAGACTCAGTTTACTGGTGGCACTGTTATTCACTGCTATCTTGAGGGTGGTATCTCTGGTGAGCAGGCTAAATCTATTGTAAAATCTATGTTTGCCAAATATTCTGTTCCTTACATGAGCCTGTCTCCTATTTCTAGATATTGTGAGAAGCATGGATATGTAACTGAACATGTAGATGCATGTCCTATCTGCGGCGGACGTTTGAAGATGTTCCAGCGGGTCACTGGTTATCTTCGCTGCATCGATAATTTCAATCCTGGAAAGGCTGCAGAGTTTAAGGATCGTAATCAATTATGAGAGCCTTAACAATCCTTGATGAAGATTTTACCAATTACAAGGTACCAGCGATGTTTATAGGAACTATTCAATGTGGTGGTAAATGTTGTATTGAAGCTGGTATGCCTTTATGTACATGCCATAATGACCAATGGCGTGGACGTAACCCATTAAATCTTTCAGAGGATGAACTCATTAATAGATATTTCAGTAACAGTTTAACATCAGCAGTTGTATTTGGTGGACTTGAGCCATTTGAGCAATATGATGAAATCAAAACATTTGTTGATGCATTTAGAGCTAAGAGTAATGATGATATTGTAATCTATACTGGATACAATAAGGATGAGATTGAAACTGAAATCAAAGAATTGTCTGAATATCCAAATATAGTTGTAAAGTTTGGACGATTCGTTCCTAATTGTGAGAAGGTATATGATGAAGTATTAGGAGTTACTTTAGCATCTGATAATCAGTATGCTGAAAGAATCTCTTAATAAGGAGGACACTGAATGAAAGAATTATGTATGATCTCTCAGCCTATGAATGGTTTGAGTGATGAAGAAATCTTAAATACTAGAAGCAGAGCTATAAGTGCTATTAGGGGAATGGGTTATGAATTAGAGAATACATATTTTGGTAACTTATTTATTCCTGACGGTGCTGATATTCCTGTATATTATCTAGCAAAAGCAATTGAGAAGATGGCTAATTGTAAAGCGGTATACTTTACTAAAGGCTGGGCTCAACATCGTGGGTGTAGGATTGAACACCAAATTGCTCTTGAGTATGGATATAAGTGTATCTATGAATGAGAAAGGAATATTGAGATGGAACGACAAGTAAAAATCAATAAACTGTACAGACATTTCAAAGGCGGAATATACCGTGTAATCAGTATAGCTAAAGATAGTGAAACTGAAAAAGAAGTTGTAGTGTACCGTAATAATACTACTAATGAAACTTGGGTTCGCCCTCTTGATATGTTCCTTGATAAAGTTGATAAAGAGAAATATCCAGATGTAACTCAAGAGTATAGATTTGAACAGATCTATCCTATTCGAACTAATCCTAATAGTGAAATTGTTACAGAAGTTCGCGATAAGATTAGAGAGAACGGTGGATACTGTCCTTGTAATATTATTCAAAATGAAGATACCAAGTGTATGTGTAAAGAATTCAGAGAAAGTAATGAACTTGGTTATTGTCATTGCGGATTATATTATCGGACTGAAGAATAAGTAATAAGTGGGGTGGAATGTCCACCCCACTTATTTTTTCTTTTGTTAAGACAGTTTGATACAATAGTCTAGGCTGATCCAACCAGCACCAGATTTCAGTTTACCCCATTTCTTAGCGCCCTGACCAACTGCTTCCTGGACGATAGTATAGATACCATTATCCTTAATAGAACCAACTACTTTGAAGTTAGTACCAGCACCCTTACGGATGTTAAGAACAGTAGCATCATTTACCTTAACGAGATAAGGTAAAGTATTAGCTTTATCACCTTTGGCGTTCTTCTTATAAAAGTCATTGGAATAGGTCAGACGCTTAGCCTTATGAGATGCAGAGTTAGCAGGTTTCTCAAATTCCATGAGGAATACATCAGATGCCTGCTGTACAGAAGTAGCTTTTTGAAGTACTGCAAGAACCTTAGTCTTGAAAGGAGATTGATTGAGCTCTGTCCATAGATACTCACACTGCATGGTGAGATCACCAATGGATTTACCACACTTCTTAGCATAGTTCAAGAGACCTTCCTTACGCGACCAGTAGGTCCATTGTGCAATACCGTAACCTGCACCGTCACGAACGAAGTTAGTGTACTTTCCACTGTCAACTTTCTTAGTGTATTCATCATCACTACCAAGTTTCTTTTCAAAGGTATTCTGAAGATTAATGGAAGATAAACCAGATTCTGCATAAAGGTTACCCATGATACCAGCAACAGCATAGTCATTGAGACCTTTATTCTTGAAAAAGTTCCAAATAATCTTTTCAGGAGTACCAGAAATAACATTGGTAGCTTGAGTAGGTTTAGTTACAGTAGGAATAGTAGTACCAGTAGAGGTAGAAGTCTTGCTAAGAGCAGCGTTAACTTCAGATACAATCTTAGAGTGAAGGTTATACAGATCATCACCAGGACAAGCTTTATTAGCAGTCCAACGGTGAACAACCATGTTCTGTTTAGAAACATCACCCATATAAGCCTTGTTGCCTAACCATAGAAGCTTCTTGATGTTATTACGCTGACAAATATCAATACAAAGCTTTACAAGAGAAGCATAAGCTTTATCACTGATAGGCCAAGGATGAGCTGCCTTAGTGTTAGCAACCTCAATGGTGATAGCACGTTGATCTACTGCAGCACTGCTTGTGCACCAAGACCGATTCTTCTCCTCAACATACATACCAATACGACCATCACTACCAATACCATATTGAGAAGAAGCTTGACGACTCTTAGGAGCAAAGATTTCACCACAGGTTTCAATTGTACAGTTACCAGCCATACAGTGAATTGCAATAGTATCAATAGCCTTTGTACGTTGACCACTATGGTTAGGACTTAATTTAGTATAAACTACTAATGGGCTATTAGAGAACTTAGCCATTCTTTTTAGTTCCTCCTTTCTTTACTTTGTCATCATCATCGTCACCTTTACCATTTGCGAATTCTTCTACGAATTCAGGAGGTAACTGTTTACGACCTTCTGGAGTATCTAACTTTTCCAGATCTTTAGGACTAATCATATTTCGATCCTCCTTTATAAAATATTATGTTATACGAATAACAGGGTTATCCGAAGTACACATTTATTGTTTAGTATTTATAGAGGCTTACAGAAGATCCCCTATTTTAGTATTATTATTTCGTTAAATAGGTCAAAAAGCATCACTTATTAATAATATCTTAAGGGGACCTATCCTATAATAAATTTTTATAATAATTAGAAAAGGAGATTGATGTATATGCTTAATACTATTAAAGGTATTATTAATCAGAAAAAAGATTTCCTGGAAGCCGCTGAGATTATTCTTGAAGACGGTATGGGAAGTAGCTTAGATGATCTCATTGTTCTTGGTGAAGAAGGAGATGTAGCTCCTGAAGAGTCGCCCGTTATCGAAAATGATAATGAGCCTGAAGAGCCTAAGGAAGATGAGAATCCTAAAGAAGATGATAATAATCAAGATGATGATGTAATGGATCAACCTGTTGATGTAGATGAACCTGCATCTCCTGAACCTGTCAATGATGATATGACAAATGAACCTATTGATGATTCTGAACTTGCTGAGCCTGTTGTAGGTGGTGGTGAAGAGAATCCTATACCTTTACCTGGTGATGATTCTTTACCTGAGCCTGTTAGTAATGTAACAGGTGAACCTGTTGCTGATGATGGTATCTTGAGTATGGAACTTGATTTAGGTTCTAATACTCCTAAAGATGTTCTACCTGTTCCTCCCAATAATGCAGGTGATGTAATTAGTGGAGATGAAGATGTAACTTCTCAGCGTATTGATAGTGGTTTCGGTGGTGAAGAAACTGAACCCATTAATTCTGAACCTGTTGGTGCAGAACCTACTGCTCCTGTAGAAAATGCTGAATTTGATTCTGATGATATGCTAAGTGAAGCAATTTCATTAGATGGTGGGGATGCTGGTACTGATACACCTCCTGCAGAAGAAGCACCTGCTGAAGGTGGAACTGAAGAACCTGCTCCTGTAGAAGATACTCCTCCTGCTGAGGAAGAAGGTTCAAGTGATAATGCTGTAACTGCTGCTGTAAAAGACAAAGTGGCTGAAGCTGATTCCCCTGCGTATGATGGCAATAGTGATAATGCTAAAGAAGAGTTGATGAAAAAATTAAGTAGTATCACTAAGAGCCTTGAAGATGCTAAGAGAGCCGTTATGAGTGCTATCTAAAAACATTCAACGGTGAGGGAGGACCATAGAGTCCTTCCTCACCTATAATAACATGCACTTTGAAATACGGTATTTTAAAGTTTCTAAATAATATAGAAGGGAGTCAGTTTATATATGCCTAATAAAACTCAAACAAGAGAAATTATTGATAAGCTGGCATTAAGTATTGCTGATGATGTTGGTAATATGCATGAAGATGAGCTTGATCTTATATCAACATCTTTTGATAAAACTTTAGATACCGCTCTAAAAGCTTTTAACTCAACAGCATTCGATGATGATGGCTTCATCAAACGTATGAGAGATCTTGAGTTGTCCGATAAGAAAGATAAGGATATGGTCAAGAATGTTCTCAATAATATTAGATCAGATTATGTGACCGTAGATACGTTGAATCATAGTGAACTTTTGATGCGTAGAGATATGAGCAATATCTGTACGCAGATGCCAGAAATGCGAGATGTTATCTATGTAATTCGAGATTCTATTATTGAGAGTAATGTTTCAACTGGTGAAGTATCTAGATCTATTATCTTTGAGAATCATCAGGATAATGAAGCATTAGAATCTCAAGTTAGGGAAATCGAAAATAGATATGATCTATTAATGGCTATCAAAAACTTCATTGTTCCTAATACTCTTACTATTGGTGAGCATACAATTCAAGTTGTCCCATATTCAAAATTATTTGCTGAACTTGAATCTATTCATGATAGTAAATATGGGGATGGGAAAGGATTCCATATCAGTAAAGGTTTCAAGGAAAGTGTTCCTACTGAAGTTTATGAAAGCTTTACTGAAGGTAAGTCTTTGTATAGTGAAGAAAATGTTAAAACTTTAATGGAATCTGCTTCAACTGGAGTTAAAAATGATATGTCTGATACATATCAAATTGAAAAAGATCCTTCTGTAAAAGTAGTTCCTGAGAAAGTTAACCATGATGGAATTGGATCTCTACTGAGAAATATTGATGTATACAATGGATCTTCTGTAATGTTATCTGAAATGGGAGCAGAAGCATTTAAGAGTTTCGTATTACATGAGTATGCCTCATCTCAGAGTAAATCCAAATCTGGTGAAAAGATTGAACACTTCAGTGAGACTCTTAACTATAATAAAATCTCTAGCAGTGTATTTGCTGACATTGATCAAGATGTTGTTGATAACATTAAAGATTTCAGCCATATCAAAGGTTGTTATTTAAAGTATCTCGATGGTTTACGTCTAGTACCTATTCGTATGGATAGACGAGTTATTGGATACTATTATGTATCAACTACTATGGATCTTCAAGCGAATGCTGCTAATCCTAATGGTATGGTTGATTTATCTTTCCAGAACTATACTAGAGATAAGAATATGGTGGATACTCTAGCTAATATGATTATCAAGTCTTTTGATAAGAAAATGCTTGAAAAGAATATTAAGTTAAAGAGTGAAATTGCTGAAGTAATCATGGCTCATAAGTTCTCAGAAGGCAAACTCTCATTTATCTATATTCCTGAGAATGAAGTAGTTCGTTTTGTTATTAATGAGGATGAAGAGGGTAGGGGTCATTCTGTAATTGAACCTACTATGTTCCCTGCTCGTATGTATCTCATGCTCACAATGTATAACATGCTTTATACATTAAATAATAATACAACTCGAGTTCATTATCTGAAATCATCTGGATTGAATAAGGACTATGCTGCTCAGATTCAACGTACTATGCGTAAGTTCCAATCCAGAAGAATTACCATCGATGATATCTATTCCTATTCAGGTGTATTAAATAAAGTCGGTGGTATGGGAGAGATGGTTCTTCCTGCTGGTCGTAATGATTATCGTGCATTAGAAACTGATACAATTGCTGCAGTTGAGAATCCTATTAATATGGAATTCCTAGAGCAGCAAAGGCGTCAAGCAATTAGTGGTACTGGCGTTCCTCATCTGATGATGATTAATGCTATTGATGAAGCTGATTTTGCTAAGACTCTTGAGTTGGCTAATGCTCGATTCTTATCTACAGTTTCTTCTTATAAGATTGATTTCAATAAGGGTTTAACTAAACTCTACAGAATGTTGCTCAAGCATTGTACTGATATGGAAGATGATATAATTCAATCTTTCCTATTTAAGTTTAATGCTATTAAGCAACAAGATCTATCCATTACATCTGAAATGATTACTAATTTCAATGCGTTGGTTGAATTAGTTATGTCCATTTTCTACAAGAAATCTGAAATGGAAGATGAGAATGGTAATGCCACAGATAAACAGATTTTCCTGCGTAAAGAGTTAGCCAAAGAATATTTACCTCAACTTGACTTTGATAGTTTAGAAGAACTAATTAAGCGAGTAGATATTCAGGCTACTGATTCTAAACTTCAGGATGATGTATCTAAACTTGCCATTGATAAACAAGATCTTGCTGAAGTTGAACAAGATAAAGAAACTAATTCTTAATCTATTCAGATAAAATGGGTTTAAAATAATTGATAAAGGAGTGAGACTTAAATGGCAAATGTAAATCGTCCTGTTGATGAGGATAAGATGAACTCCCATTTCCATAAACTACAGGCTCAATATAAAAAGACCATTGATAGTGATGGTGAAGCAGTCAAGGATATTGCTCATAATGCCCCTACTGCTGGTACTAATCCTACTGGTCCTATGAAGGGGCACTTAATGGGATGGACTCAAATGCTTGAAAGTATGGATGAAATTCAGGATAGCATTGAAACTGCTGGCACTGATGCTATTGCTGCTCCTGTAAATCCTAATAATAGTATGGATGAAGATTCTCTATTGAATGAACTCAATCAGATCTTTACTCCTATTCTTGTTATGCAGGGTTTTGAAGGAAGTATTGCAGATCAGATCAATGAAGCATTTTCTGAAGCATCTGTACTAATGGAGCGTAATATTATCAGTTTTGATAATAAGACTCGGATGGCTCAGTTAATTTCTGTATGTGCTCTTCTTATTGCTCGTCAGAAAGATACTGAAAAGTATCAGATGTATAAAAAGGCAGCTGTTATTAAGAATAAAATGAAGTTAGAGATTCAGAAGGATCATTATGATGAAGCTCAAGCTTTAGCTCAGAAGTTCTTAGTTAAGGTTGCTACTACTAACAACAGTTCTGTTGCTCGTGATGCTGCAAATGATCTACTACCTGAAACTCAACATTAACATGACTAATCAATAAGCAGTAAATACCCATACTACAAATATTATTTTATAATTGAAGGAGGATTCCACAATGGCTAAAACGTATGGAGAACTAATTTTAGAGTATGAGAATTTTGCTCACTCTAAAGAACATTTTGAGATGATGAAAGAGTGCTATGAGATCGAACTAATGACCCAGTATGCTGAATCTCAGCAGTTTATGGTAGAAAACATGGCTGAGATCCGTGAGCAGTATACTGAGTTTGATGAGAGCTATTTCATCGAAGCTACTGATGAAGAGACTGCTAAGGATGTTGCTAGTGCAGCCGCTTCTAAGAAGGAAGGTTTCCTGAAGAAAGCTTGGAACAAGATTATGGAAGCTCTGAGAAACGTTGGTCGTTTCTTTGTACGAATCTTTGAAAATCTGCGTCGTCGTGCTGCCAACCTTGATAAGTTTGAAGCTAAGTATAAGGGTAAGATCAAATCCATTGATGAGATGGGTGAGGAGAAGCTTGCTAGTGCAATCAAGAATGCTTGGCCTCAGAAATACATCGATGATGGTTATGAGATCTCTGCTCCTAGCAATGCTGATGTAGATCCTGATTGGAATGTTCTTATTAATGGTATCAAAGATAAGAATACCAAGAATAAGCTCAAGGCTGCTTTCAGTAAGAATGCAGTTAGTGTAAAGCTGTTACCTAAGAATGGTACTAACAAGTATCCTGAGGTAATTGATGCTAAGAAATTCTCTGAGACCATGAATACTTTCAGTTTTGGTCGTGATAATAGCCAGACTGTTTCTGATGGTACCGAGAATAGATACATCAGTCGTCTTGAGACTATGATTAATAAAGATATTGCAAAGGGTTCCATCACTCTTGATCTATCTGATACTACCATTAAGGAAGTTACTGAACGGCTGAAGCAGGTTGAGCAGAAGCTGAAAGGTATGGCTGAGACTGAGGGTCAGGCTGTAACTAACTACAATGGTCCTGCTGCTATGAAGCTTTATAACAGATTGCTGGTAGTCTGTGCTAATACCATGAGCATGTACAACTATGTATACAATTACCGCAAGGATATTCTTATTGCATTAACTAAGCCTTTCAATGAGCTTATGGGTGCTGGTAAGAAGGAAGAGGATCCCAAATCTGAGCCTAAATCTGAGCCTAAGGCTGAGGAATAATTAAATAATGAAATATATGGAGGGGTTCAAACCCCTCCATATATTTTTCTTATTATTGAACCGTATCATATAAAAGTATAATATTTTATAAAAGGAGGTGAGAGTAGTATGATTAATGGTACATACAATGTAGAGCGAGTAGTTGAAGAGAGTGTATGTAGATCGGCTCAAGACTATAGATTCACAGATGTTGGTGTATATAAAATTCATTCAACTTCTCTAATGCCTAATGTTCCATTTGAAGAAGCATGTGTACAACCAAGAGAAATTGATTCATCTATATTTTTAAATGATGAAGATACTAAGCTTTGTTTGGAATGTACAATTGAATGCCAGAATTTTCTTACTACTAAATTCATCGGTAGAGCTCCATTGGAATATTATGATGCTGAGAATCAAACTGTTATGGGTCGACAGTTTCTTCTTATTTGTCGTAATGGTGATCCTAATGAATCTTATCGAGTATTTGGTACGGAAGATGCAATTAGAGGTTACAATAGGAATGCTAATGAAAATACTGCTCTTCCTGGTGGAGGTGAGAAGTACTAATGGCATTACCAGACATCACGTATATCGATAAATACATAGCTGATGGAAAGAAAGAGACCATATCATTAAGGAACTTCTATGAAACACTATTGGTGGGAGATGTGAATAATCCTGATCACATCTTTAAAATACCAATTAGTGATTTTTTCGTTAATTATAAACAGGAACTGGACCAGATTGTCCAGTATTACAACGTTCCTCAGTCAATGTTCTACAAACCAAAATCGGTTAGTTATGAACTCTATGGCACCACTGAATTATGGTTGGCCCTTCTACGATTGAATGGTATGAGAAACATTACTGAATTCCATCAGCCTATTATTAAGATATACAATGCGAATTCTCTCAAAGAACTGATTGATATCTTCTTTAAGCGCATGGGGATTATATCTTAATATAGGAAAGTGGTGGGATGATCCGGTCGGCATCCCACCACTTCATTTACTAATAACATCTTGATATAATGAGGAGGGATATTATATCCCTCCTCATATTTACGTAAAGGTAAATTACATCCTAATAACAGAAAGAAGGTGAATAGAATGATCGGTAATTATAATCCATCGATATCTAATCCAGATATCAATGTTCAGGGTGTACAATATGAACGAAATGTTGGTGCTGAATATGGTGACCACATTAAAAATACTGGAGCAATATGTAATACTTCAGCATCCCATACATATGGAAATGTAATGTCTGTAATTGAGAAATATATCTTAGATATATTCCCTCCTGATTTATTTAAGACTGTAACTGCTAGTACTACTCTTGCTAGTAGACAAGTTACTCATCTACCTAAACAGTTGCAGAAAAAGGAACTTCCAATCATGGTACTTGTTCCTAGAATTATGTTTGGTCAAGATGATGATAGATTCTTAGCTAATACTCAAATGAATGCTAGGTTTACTAATACTCATGCATTCTATGGAGATGGTTCTCTACTACCATTAGCTGAAGATCCTAGAAAAAGTATCTATATCCATGGTCATTATAATCGAGCAGTAATGTATATTGATGTGATTATGACATTTAACACATTTGCTGAGCAAGTAAATTATATGTCTTATATCCATAATATGATTCCTGTTGGGCATAATCAGTTTGTCCGTGCACCTCTAGAGTTATATCTGCCTGGAGAGTTTTGTAGCTTACTTGGTAATGTTGCTAAAGTAAATGTACATGATGAAGATGAATCTGTATATAAATTCTTGACATATATGAATAGTATCTGGCATTATCCTATTACATATAAACTCAAGGGTGGCTCTAATTCTGATGAATTCTTCATGTACTACATCGCTGATATTGATACTGTATTTCAAGTTCCTCAAGCTGGACCTGGTGTCAAAGATGGACAGATTAGAAGAGGTTATGAAATCACCTTCTCAGTCAGATGTGAATTTAATACTATTGGGTATTTAACTCTCAATAGTCCTGACATGAAGAAACAAATTCACGTTCCTACTAAGGAAGATCAAACTATTGTTCCAATCTTTTCCGATACTATTAATCTTAATGATTTTGATTTACCGGTTGGATGGACTATTCTTAGCTGGCCTATCTTTAAACTAAAGCAAGGTGAAAATAGTATTTCAATTGATAGTATCCTAAATCAATCATTAAGATTAGTAATAGATCACCATTTGAAGTTTGGAATTCCTATGGAAAGATTTATTAAAGTTCAATTCAGAGAAAACGGGGAAATCCTCGATAATGAATTATTCTATATAGATTGGACGAATAGGGAATTGATTCTACTATCTCCAAACCCTCGTAGAACATATCGACTGATTGTAACTGTATCTCATGATTATGTGAATAATCTAATTAAAGATCTATATAATCTTGAATAATATTTTTGAAAGGAGATAGTAAGAATGGATGCGTTATTAATGGAGAAATTCCAACTGAATCCATTAGAAGAATATCTAGAGACAGACTTTAGTGTATTCGATGATGGATTCAAATTCTATGAAGATGTTATCAAAGAAGCATCTGATGGAGTTGTAACAAAGAGTAATGTCCTTACTCGTCTATGGGAACTATTAAAGAAAGTATTTAGGTGGATCTGGAAAGCTCTAGGTAATCTTATCAATGTTATCAAGTCTCTGTTTAAGAAAAAGACCAAGAGTACTGAACAGATCTTACTTGAACTTGGTGTTGTTTCTAGAAAAGACATCAAGGAAGGTAAAGTTCACATTCCTGCAAGTGATAAATCCGAAATCAATATTGGCTCTGAAGAAATCGAGTTAATGTTGAAACCGATGTTTTTAAAGTTTGAGGAAGATGGTGAAACTATTACCATTACTACCAATAAGATTATTTGGGCAAATCTACTTAAGCGTGCACAGGGTAAGATGCCTGGTAATGATCCTGGCCCTGATATACGTTGCTTCTTATATACCCTCAAGTTAATTGAAGATAAGAATAACGTCTTAAAGAATATGGGTTATGATATTGCTAGAGCTATTAATGCAGATCATATTGAACGTAGTACCCTAAATGATGTAAACAATTTCTGTAGACTCATTCAAGATGGTGCTAATGATCAAGGTTATATCAAATCTCCTCATAATATTACACTTAGACAGTTAATGGATACCCAAGGTGTAATCAATGATATCCTGAAAGCAATTGAAGGTGTTTCCAATCCATATGTTAAATTCAGCGGAGATATAAGTGTTATCAATGCTTTTTCTGGTACAATGACTACAATCCAGATGGGTATGAATCTTATCACCAAAGCAATTAAAGAAGTTTACACAATTGATCCTTCTTACTGTGAAACTATTGATGATCCTGAAACTTTAAGTAAATTTGTAGAGAAGTGTATTCAAGCTAAGTTCCCTGCTAAGTATTTATCTTTCAACAGTTACTTAGTGTCTACAAAAAATCTTAAGGGTGATGGTGATGCATTTAAACCTGTTTGGGGTCAATCTCGTGTTGTATTCTTCCCGCCTAATGAAGAGATTGTTTATAAACTTGCATTATCTCAATGGGGTATTAACTCTAATATGTCTGAGTATAATATTTATCAGAAGTTTGATGAAACTGGTGATGCAAGTATACTGGCTAGAGTCATTAATGTTAGTGAAAATGGCTGTGTTAGTACAGTTGAACGAGTTGATACTAAAGAAGATGCTCCTATGCATATCGTTTTTCGGGTAAGATCTCATATTGAGAATATTATGCAGAAACATAGTATTCCTGTTAATGTAACACAAGATATCCATCATAAGAATATTGGTATTAGACATAATAATGGTAAGGATGAATATGTGGCTGTTGACTATGCTGCAATCAACCGAAGTTATGTTGGTAGACGATGGAATATATAATCAATGATACTCCAAACATACACAAATAATACTTATAGTATCTCATTTCTTGCTAAATATATATTATATTAGTAAGAAAGGAGATGAGAAGTATGATTTATGTTATGTCTGATATTCACGGCAATAAGAAAGCTTTTGATAGTATGCTTAAGAAGATCAATTTTTCTGATAGCGACGAACTGTTCATCCTGGGTGATATAGTTGATAGGAATCCTTATGGAATCGAACTTCTCCAGAGAATCATTAAGATGGAGAATGTCCATATGCTTCTTGGTAATCATGAGTATATGATGATGGATGCACTTGGATTTCCGTATGAACCTGAAGGATGTACAGCTGGTTTACCGAACTATGAGCTGAAGAAACAATGGTTTATGAATGGGGGTAGAATAACTTTCCAGGCATGGAATAAACTTTCATCTGAGGAGAAGAAGGAGATTAAGAAATATCTAAATGATCTCCCTCTTAAGTATGATCTTGAAGTCAATGGTAAGAACTTTAAGTTGGTTCATGCAGTTCCTTGTGAGTTGTATGATGCACTTGAAGATCAACTCATGGGCGAATCTAGAGCATATTTCTCTGTATGGGAAAGAGAGCTTATCCATGTATTTTCTGAGATTGATAACTTCATAACGATCTTTGGACATACTCCTACATGTAATCTAACTGGAAAGGTACCAATGGAAATTTATCATAAGGGTAATATTATTGGTATTGATTGCGGAGCAGCCTATCAGTTTAGCGATGTTGAAGGTGGGCGCCTTGCTTGTATCAGGTTGGATGACATGAAGGAATTCTACGTTGATTAATTTAGGAGAATCTACTATGAGTCGTAAATTACCTCGTATTCCTAAACCTGATGGATCTAAATATGTTACTGGTGATAGTCAGAAATGGACTTATAAGTATACTGAAGAAGACATTGAAGCATTACGCAAAACACCTGATAATCCATCTGAGGAGATGCCAACAATGAAACAAATATATGAATATGGCATCCTCTGTGAGATGATGAGAGATCTAAAAACACAATTAAGAATTTTCACACCCCTAGCAGAAAAAGAATGGCAGTCGCTTGTTGATGAACTCAACAAGTGATAAAAATGAACCCCCTAATTGTTAAGGGGGTTCATTTTTTTATTAAAGAAAGGAGATGTACATAAATGTCATATGCTAATGCAATAACAGAACAGTTTGCATTAGATCCTATATCTAATTTACTAGATGACGTCTACTTTGATAACTATTTCGAAAAAGGCGATGACTTCATGGCTTCTTTTTTAGCTGAAGCATCTACTAATCCTGTTACAAAGAAGAATGTCTTTTCTAAATTATGGGCTCTAATTAAACGGTTCTGGCAGTGGTTAGTAAAACAATGGAATCGTTTTACTTCATTCATAAAGAGATTATTTTCTAGAAAATCAAAATCTGCTGATCAGATTCTGGAAGAAGTAATTCCTGATGCTGTTGCTAGTGCTTCTAAGAGTAAGCCTAAATCTGAAGGTAAAGATAAACCAAAATCCATCAAATTGGAGTTTAATCCAGAGGTGACAGATAACACAGTTCCTCCATCGGCTAATACAATAGAACTTGCCTATAAAGATCTTATCTGTAAGATCGAGAATGATCAAATTGTTTTTTATCCAAATAGAATATCCCCTGAAGCTCATGCACAGAATCCTAATTATAGGAATAATCCTGATATAAAGGATTACGTTCCTGCACATGGTGAACCTGTAGCTGCTTGGGATGGTGCATTAATGATTTATTTCTTAATCGATCATCCTGATTATATGTCTCAATTTACAAATATTATTAAGCAGCTAGATGCTAAAAGTTGGGAACAGGGATTATTTAATGCTACCACATTTTCAAATGATGTTCAAAAATTTACAACAGCACTATTTGGTAGAATTAGTGTACATAATTCTTTTGGTTTGACAATGAACCAAATTAATCAATTTAATGAAACACTTAATGCATTCAATCAATCTTTTACTTTCTATGATGATCCTGAAAGTATTCCTGGTGGAAATAATCCCCTAGTATTGAAAGCATTAAATAAGTTAGCAGAACTAGCATATCATCTTCAGTTTGGAATAACTTTGATTACTGGATCAATGACCAAGATGCATGAGATTGATGCTAAATATGTTGGCATTATCAATGATAATGAAACTTTAAGTAAATTCATTGAGGGTTGTATCAAAGGTAATGTTCCATCTAAATATGTTGCATTTAACGCATTTGCTGTATGCTCTAGTGATATGCGTGGAGATGCTAATCAAATGAGACCTAAGATGGGTCAAAGTCGTTTAGCTCTATTCCCAACTGGTAAAGATGTTGTAACCAAGATCGCAATTAATCAATACGGTGTACGTGCTAACAATGCTGAGTTAATGGTTTACAACACATTGAAGAAACATAATCGTGAAGATATAATTGCTAGGGTTGAAGAAGCTACTACCAACAAATGCGTAATATCTATGGAAAAGGCTGATACTAACTTTGATAAAAATAGCTTTGAAGTTAACGCAGCAATTAATAAATTACGTCAGGACTTGAATCAGGTAGTTCATGATACAGGTCTATCAGTTAATATATCTGATATTCACTCTGGAAACGTTGGTAAACGTGGAGATAAGTGGATTTCTATCGATTATGGATTTACAGAACGTTAATCAAGGAAACACGTTAATAATTTATAATAAATAAAGGAGATGTTTGAAATGAGTAAAGGTCTATTTAATCTTGAGAACTTTGATAATATGGGCGATAATGATATCCTCTCTATGAATATCAATGAAACTGCTGAATTTGCTCATAAGAATCCCGATACGAATCATCCTGAAGAGCATTTTGATAAGGATGCAACTGGTGCTAAGGAAACTTCTATTCCTGTACCTGGTGGAGATAGTGAGACTCCTAAGGCTAAGCCTTATGATGCTGCTAGTGTAAGTATTCCTGGTGGAGATAGTGAGACTCCTAAGGCTAAGCCTTATGATGATAAGAGTATCCCTGTTCCCAATAAGGTAACTCTTACTACTGACCAGTATGATGCTGCTCTTGCTGCTCTGAAGAAGAGCTTCAAGGAAGGTTATGAACTGATGGAGATGTTAGAGAATGTTCAGGTTATTGATGATTCTCTAATCCGTCAGCAGGAAGCTTTCGAAGAGGCTGCTCTTGTTGAAGCCATGATCTCTGGTCCTATGTTTGAGGCCGTTAATAGATCTGATAAAGAAAAGATTAGAGATCTGGTTAAGGATCTACGTTCTGATGTTGTTGATGAGATTGAGAAAGAAGGTCTTGATTTCTATGATCTGGGCTGGTGGAATCGTCTCAAGTCTCGTTTCAATATGAGAGTATTTGGTCAGAACTTCTATTGGCAGATGATCGGTATGTTTGATATTGAGACTCAGAATGCCACTGATTTCTGTAAGCGTCTGACTGAGAAATTTGCTGATAAGCTTGGTAAATATAAGATTCTGTGCTATCAGTGCTATGGTTATGGTCAGTTATTTAACTTCAAGAATATGAAGTCTAAGCTTGCTGGTGATACAAAGAATACTAGACGCACCTTTGTCATCTTCATTGACCGTAAGATGAATGCTGAACTTACAAGAGAAATTGATGCTATCCGTAAGGAAGTAGAAGCTAAGGTTAAGAAAGAAGAAGACGGTAAAAAAGAAGACTAATTAAAAAATAAAGGAGGGGAGATGATCCCCTCCTCTTTATTTTAACCATTTGATGGTGGATCGATATGACTTGTGCTTTGAACCTCATCAAATATCATATTAAATAAATCCTTAGTAGGACAGTTATCAAGTCTGGAATCAAATCTCGTAGTTGTGATTACTTTTCCATCTTGATCCTCAAGGTAAATCTGATGATTTTCAAAGTCGATTCTTGCAGTATGCTTCTTTTTATCCATAGGAATCTTAGGAGTTACTCCGGGTTCAAATACCTCATCCATAGGATATACAGGTTCCTCTTCATCTGCAGGTTGACAATCTACATCGATGATATCATCATCATGCATATCATCAATAAAATTATCATCCATAGGAATATTAACAGGTGTTACAGGTTTCTTCTTATTGGGACGAATAATGCCAATTACATCACTGGCCATAGCTCCCAAATATGATCTGTGGGTATTGCCTTTCTTATCAAGGAATTTCATATCTAATACCTCCATTATTATTTTTTATGTCTCCATGTGATACGGCCTCGACTTGTATCATATGGGGATACACAAATTGTTACTCGGTCTCCAACTAAGACCCTGATATGGTTCATCTTTAATTTACCAGATAGATGACCTAATACTTTATTACCATCATCTGTTTGAATATCAAACATTCCACCAGGAAGTGCTTCTACTACAGCACCTTCCATCTCAATTAGATCTTCTTTAGCCACCATTGACCTCCTTATTCCAAATCCAACTGATCTCTGATTGTAATAAAGAGATCAAGAGTTACAGTATCACCATCAACATCTAGGCCAAGTTGACTTGCGATCTTAAGGAACTTGATAAAATCAACTGTTTGTTCATAATACTCTTCCATGATCTCATCAAACTTTTCCTTGGTTTCGTCATTCGCAAATTTGATATTAGCGGTACTATGCTTTATATCAATTATCAATGTAGCCCCAGCAGTATATTCAGATGATGGGATATTCATTAGGTACTGAAAATAGTTGATATTTCTTAACATTATATCACCTCATTTCTACTCCTGATATTCAAATATTTCTTTGCCGTTATCATAGATCGTAACAGTGTATGATAACTTAGCCATACGGATGAATCGACTAAACAATTGAGCAGACAAAGACTTTTTACCATTCAATGTTGTCATCATATTATTGATGGTATAATCATCAATTTCATCAGATCTTAACGAGTTCTTTGTTATATTCTCCATAATCATTAAGATCTTAATAATCTTTTTAAATGGATCATCTTGGGTATTGATTATACTATCATACTTAACTATACCAGTATCGAACTCATTCTTTGGATATTGGTATGTAAGCAATTTCTTTCCATCTCTATATACCTCGACCTTATAACTGAGATGAAGTATATCATCAACCCATATGTTCCATTTATCGAGTCGCATGAATGTAATACGGATAAGTGCAGCATAATAATTTTCAATTGCTTTAGGAGATAATAGTGGAGAAGCCATATCAATAAGATCAACCATTGTAATTTGTTTGACATTGATAACTCCTTTGATGCACTGAGTAAACATGTTATCTCCATCAGCTAATTGTGGTTTAAGAATTTCATTATTCTCACTTCGTCTCTGTTTATACAGGACTTCTTTGGCAACATCTTTACTGATTCTAGAACACATACTTGCAATATCCGTTTTGGTTACATCCTTATTGAAATACTTTTCTATTGCAAAGTTGGAAGTATATGTGTTCTTACCATCCCATACAGGAAAGTACCCAGTCCTGGGATTTGCTCTATTCTCTTTCTTGGAATAGAAATACAATCTTTCGGTTTCAGGGTGATAATACAATTTTCCTTCGATTGGATTATCAGTATTAAAACTACCATGAACTTCAAAGGTTTTATTGTTACTCGGGATAATTCCAATCATATAATCACCTACCAATACATTTTAATATTTGAAACATTCTTTATCCCTAATCATTTTTATAATATATAATCAAAGTACAATACAGGAGAGCCGAACTGGGCTCTCCTGTATGTATTTAGTTATCCTCGTTCTTTAGGTACAATATCTACATCCATGGGAGGAGGCAGAGGGAAATCAACATTGACTGTATTGGATGTAATACTATTAGCAGGCTTATCAATGAATGCTTGATACATTGCTAATGTAATAGCATCAATATCCATATGAGCAATATTGAATACTAGTGAATTTAGTTCATTCACTGTTAAGAGAACAGAGTGAGGTTCTTTATTGAACTTCATTTTGACACCTTCTACTCTAGTCTCATCAAGTTGTACAATGACAACAGCAGATAACTCGACCGTGATATTGCCAATCATGAATACACGGCGAACCTTTTCAGCAAGATTTTCATTAATCTCAAGTCTCTTACCATGATAAGTATAGAGGTTAGCTTGTTTCATATCCTGCTGAATACCATGTAACTCTTCATATAGAATAGGAAGATTGTACTTGGTTAAACCTAAATGATCGTTTGGATTCCATGGAGCTCTAATACGATTTCCACTTTCATCGATCTCTGCTGGCTTTGTAAGAGATATACCGATGAAAGGAGTCATATTAACATTTACATATTTAACTCCATCTCTCATGCTGATATAAGCAGCCGAATCATTTACTGTAAGACGGACTTCCATTGTCAACTTACCAGCAATGGTGAGTATTCTATATTTAACAATCTGCTTCATTGATTTATTCCTCCTCCGAATTCATCAAGAAATTCTCATCGAATACACGATATCCTTCACGAGGATCCCGTTCGACAACAATTTCCATTGGGTTGTTTGATGTACCGAATATCTTTATCTTTCCTTCAGACGCTTTGAATAGAGCATTGAGAACATTATTGTATTCGGTCTCACTATCACAAACAATCCTTAGTTCCTCATGATCATCATCGAGAGGATATTCATCTAGATACTTTGCAATCTTATAGTGCATCTCATTTTCATACAGAGATTCATCGAAGTACATAGACTTCATATCACAATAAGGAGATAGAGATGCTGACTGTCCAGGATCGCTAGAAGATGAATCTGCAAGATCTAACCAACCAACCATGCTAGGATGGAGAGTTCTCTGACGGATCGGGATTCGTCTACTATCATTAGCACCAAGTGCATTAGGACCTTTCTTAGTAAGCTTTAATTTATTACCGAAGTCCATATCAGAGTTTGTCTCAGCATATCTAAGAACACCACTACTATAGATCTTAGTAATGAAAATATCTTCAGGGAACTTGAATAGATTAAGATACTCTTTAATAGTAGCTTTGTCACCTAGACTAACGATACGATTAATACGCTTAGATACTTCAGCTGTAATTAGAGTTCCAAGATATTCTTTACAGCGGAGTCTCTTATTAATCATTGATAGATTATCTTTCGCCCATAGAGTATGATAATTCTGAATGATCCATCTCAGAAGATAATAGATATTCTGTTTATCATAGTCATCAATTTTGAGCTCTTTTCTGGTTACATCATCTAACAAACGATTGAAGAAGATATGCTGATATTGACCACGACGAATGGTATTCTTTCCACCAACAAGAATCATCCACTGTTCCCAGTTGTCAATATCTTCATAAGCAATCTTGGTTTCTTCGAATAGTTTAATCAGACAACCAACTACAGACTGTACATAAATCTCTTTCTCAAAGATGTCTTTGATTACAGTTACAATGATATTACTTTTCTTTCCGCAATCAAATCTTAACACCTTATCACTCTGAGGATATTCTTTGTCTTTACATTCAATATGAATGAAACGATCTACTTCCATGAAATTGAGACATTTAGTGATAGTAAGGTTACTATAGATCATTAATACATTGATTGCAGACTTAAAAATCTGGATGTTATAAATAGGAATTGTATATTCCGTACCACCCTGATCAGTAAAGTTTTCTTTTGTAGTCTTAACACAGATAGGCATTAAGGATTTAATAGTTACAGCACCAAAGGATGGATATAACATCTTATCTACCATCTGATAGATTAGATAGCATTTCTTTCCTTTAATAAGATAATAACCATGGCTATCTTCAATAGGAATGACAAGAGGTTTCTTGATATAGTGAACTTTCATCACACCATTCTTATCAAGACCAGATACCTCAATGTCAATATACATTACACCACAACGAGTTTCAGCTATATTCTTAATGACCTTATTCTTATTAGAGTTACGACGAATGACATGGTCATTGATATCATATTTATCCTCATCGGGAACCCACTCATATCCAAGGATTTTAATATTGGGCAGAATTTCAAATCCTTTGAATGAGTCGAATATGTATTCTTCCAATGGTTTATCAAATGCTTTATTCATCAGATCAATATTTAATTGATCGACGAAGTCATTAGGTAGATCATTTAAATATCTTAGCATTAATCTTTCCTCCTAACTTCAATTGAAATGTAATCAGAATCAGTAATCTTTTCTTGGATAATTCCTTTAATCTTTATGAATTCTGATTCTAAAATTTCTGTTGGTAATTCATGAGCATGACCTTTCCACCATAATTTACTATAGTGATGATTCTCAGGATCTTCATACCAGATCATTACTAATTCATTATGTGAGAATACAACATCAATCAGATACTTAAGCTTGCAAGGAAAGTTGATTTTAGTTTTATCGGATTCATTATGATATTGATTACTCACAAATCCTATTTGTACTTGGTTACTCCCATTTCCTCCTCGCTGGGTTTGTTTAAGATTTATATTATTTTTAGAAGTTATGCTTAGTGGAAATACACCAGAATACTCTTCATATTCTGATATCTTATATGCCCACCTGAAACACCACCAAAGTGGAGGAGTAAACTTTTTCCACCTAGGGGTATAAATGATTTTGATGAATTTACTTTGATACTCTGCCATTTTAAAACCTCCTCATGCATTATAAATCAAGAATATATAAACATTAATTTTGTTAGTCTTGATGTTGTCTTAAAACATGAAAGAAATAGAGAGGTCTTGAGACCTCTCTATTTAATCATTTCAAGGTGTAACCATTTTGAATTCAGATGCATCTACCTTATTATAGACAGGAGATTCATTATTTAATTCTTTATCCATATGGATTCTACTACCGGTAGCTTCAATCTGATTACTATATTTAGATCCTTTTTCCAATCCATATACTTTATTAGCTTGCTCAGCTTTAAAGAAGTATACCTGAGCAACTCTCATTCCAGTATATAGAATAATAGGAAACTGACTTTGATTGAAGATCTCGAAAGTGATAGTACCTCTGAATCCAGCATCAATTAAACCAGCCTGTTCGGTTTGGATACCAAGTCTAGCAATAGAACTTCTACCTTGAACGAAACTAAGAATACCATTAGGAATATTTAGGATCTCTCTAGATGCCATAAGAATAAATTCACCAGGCATTAGTTTATAATACTCTCCATCAAATTCAGGGGATGTACTAAATAAACCTTGAACATATTCTACAGGTTTCCTAGGATCAATAATCTTCTCAATGGTAGATACATGAGAATTATTACCAAGATACACAGGTTCAGTTTTGGTATATGTATCATTATGCTTTAATTTCTTCCATGTATTACCAAGAGTTAGATCGATGCTATTAGGTTGAATTTGACTCTCACTCAATTCACCTTCGATTAGTAATCCTTTTGCATTATATTTAAGGATCGTTCTATCACTGAGTACAGGTCTAAATAGATCCTTGATAGGTGTTAATAAACTCATACATTATTCCTCCTTGACTGACCATTCACCATTTTTGTTGATGTAATCCCAAATATCATTATCATCTCTAAATGATTTGAGTATTAATTCAGGAGTTGCCTTCTTAAAGTTTTCTATAATTTGATCTTTAAATAAGGCAGGATTAATGGCCATAGGAGTAGTTTGAATAGCTCCATTATTATTTAGAAAATAACTTCCATATGATGATACTCCTAATCTTAAGTTAATTTCAATGGCATTGTCATTATAGTTAACCTTGATAGGAAAGTGACCTCCTCTAATACAAGGGGTTGCAAATAGTGGACCTTTCTTCTCAAGAATAACTTTGATTTCTTTATGTTCTCTTAAAGGCCTAATAGCATCTTCTGCAATTATTTTAAGATCTTTAATAACCTTAGGAACATGAATATAGTATTTAGCCCAATCAGTAAGATTATCAAATGCTGCATTGAACTCTTCTGTGAAAATATATGGTGATGTAATAAAGATATGAACTCGGTAATTTTGTTTAATAACATCCTCCATATCTTTTATATCTTCTGCTGTAGGATTTAGCATTATTAACATATTTTTCGATCTAACATAATTACTTTTGTTAATTCCATAAAGACCAGTGATATGTAACTCCATTGTTTATTCCTCCAATTTATTATTTTTCTCAGTAACTATATAATCCCATATTTCATCATCATTGTTGAATCTCTCCAATTTTTCTTTTGGACAACATCTTCTAAAATTCTGTATAACAGCATGCTTGATATAACCATGATAATTAGGAATGTAATCGACAGGAATATCTTTTCTAAGCGTGATCCTAATCTTAATTTCACTCAATACATACTGGACTTCGAATCTAAGCAGATCCTCTGGATTAACATAAAATGTATCTGAGAATACGAAATCTTCAAGAATAGTTTCACTATCTTTTATATATCTAGGAATATGGATAGTAACTAAAGGAGAATTATATCCATTTTTGAAAAACTTTGATAGAAATTCCTGTAATTCATTGGTAATTACAGATGCTTTAGTTAAGTAAACATGTACATCATCTGCTCTAGTAAAATTATCATTTACTTGATAATAGTTTTGTGCCGTGGGGTTAAACCACATGTGAGTACTACCAATTCTGATATAATTGGGCTGCCGTTGGATTAATTTGCGTGTCATTTGATAGATCCTCCTTAATGTGTTTATTATTTTATTCTTCATTCGATAATATATTATTAAGTGATAAAATAAAATCTTATGGAGGTTTTAGATATGAGAATATTGTTATTTGCTGATATTCATATTGGTAGTATCAAAGATACTACTTACACATATAACGTTATAACTGATATCATTGAAAAAGAAGTAATGTTTACAAAGACTGATATGGTAGTTATTCTTGGAGATTACTTCCATAGGTTATTTAAAGTAAATGAAGAATATGTGTCATGCGCAATCAATGTAATGTCATTCCTAATTAGAGCATGTGAAAGATCTAATACAAAAATAAGAATCATATATGGAACTGAATCACATGAGATGGCACAATATAAACTATTCAATTATCACTTTACCGATACTACAGTTGATATCAGATTACTCGATACAGTGACTGAGGAAAACATTGATGGATACAATATTTTGTATGTTCCAGAAGAGTATATCAACAACAAACAGAAGTTTTATGGTAATACTATTTATTCTGGAAAAAGATATAACTATATCTTTGGCCATGGTACAATTGAAGATGGTATGCCTCCAATTATTTCATTCAGTAGCCATAAGAATGATGAGAAGAGAGTACCTAGATTTCAATCTAATACATTCAGTGAAATATCTGATATAACTGTATTTGGTCATTATCATAGCTTTACTCAAATGGGAAATAATGTATTCTATTTAGGATCATTATTTAGAGATTCATTTGGCCAGGAAGAACCCAAGGGTTATGGAATAATTGAAAATGGTATATTCACATTCTATGAGAATGAGCAAGCATATGTATATAAAACATATGAGTTTACTCCTGACTCTAAAGTATTTCAAAATCCTGATGAGATTATCAGAGAGATAGATAAGATTAGAGAAGATAATCCCGAAGTCTTTGAAGGAGATAATCATGGTAAGATCAGAATAATCTTTAGAGCACCTGAGAATGTTGATCCTTCATTTAAAGAAAATCTAAAAGCAATTCTATTTAATGATACTCATATATCTCCTCTTATTAAAGAAACAGCTACTGAACTAATTGCTGATGCCAAAGAGGAAATAGAAGATGAATATGATTTCATACTTGATAACTCATTAGCTATTCCTGATAAGATTCATAGATATATCAGTAAGATGTATGATAATCCAATGTCATTGGAAGAATTAACTGCGTATATTAATGAGTCATATAAATAAAAAGATAGGGAGCATTGTGCTCCCTATCTTTTATCTGTAATCAGGATCTCTAAGTTTATCTTCTAAATCTTTTATTTTTCTTTCATATTGAGATTTCATCTTTTGGTTAAGATCAAATACATCAAATATGAATGCGAAGATGAATACAATGGTGTATAGATACCATTTAAATCCCCAGAATAATTCTGTGAATAATAGGAATATACCATATTTCCAACAAGATCGATGAGACAGTAAAGCAATTATAATTAGTAATTGCCAGAAATTATTAACGATAATTTCAATAAGTTGTTCCATAATAATACCTCCAGTTTAGAATGGATCAATAGACGGTTTCTCAATATGAACATTGTCGGTATACTCGTGATTAATATTACCAACAGTTTCTTTTTGAATACCTGATGTAAATGTGATACTAGGTTTATTGCCATTGAATTTATTATCATATCCTCTTTGGATATAATCATGATAAATTGTTAATGCCCACTTGGCATCAACAGCTGCACTTAGTACAGCATTAAGTAATCCTAATAAACCAGCTTTCTCACCTAACCAATCAAGATTAGCATGTGCACCTGCAAATGCTTCTGCCGTAGAAATAGCTTCTTCTAGTTTATTTAGTTCAGTCCAAGGACTACCATATCCATTATTAAAACTATTAGAGCTGGTATATAGGCCACTAGCAAGAGTATCCATCTTACCTTTATCAGAAGCTATACCACTCATAGCAGCTCTAATAGGAGATACAAATCCAGATGCTCCTGCAGGATGTTCTTGTTCAATAGGATAACATGGTGCAGTAGATAACCCACCATGAGTAGCTTCATGAGTTAATCTATATGCAGTAGCATTTGCTAATGAAGAAATACATGAGGTAGCTGCATCTTTTACTGCATTAATACCTCCTAGTATTCTTTCAACATCTTTACCCATCATAAGATATTACCTCCTTAATACTCAGGAAACTTATTCATATACACAATTTCAATATCTGCATGAGGTTTAATACTGTAATATAGTTTCTGAGTTGATTCAACTACTAAACAGTCATCAGCTAACATACCATGCTGAATAGCATCAGCTATACCTTTAGCATAGTTGTCAAAGTCACCAGTTCGTTTCCATGGTCTTATTAAACCTAATTCAGCTAATACCTTTTGTTTCATATTAAATGAATCAGGAGTCTTTTCATAAATAGACATGTTAAGGGTACATGGAGTATCAATAAATGGAAGATTATTTTCTTTAGCAAACTCTTCAAACCAATCTCCATTTTCCTTTGCATGAGGTACATATGTTCGCACATAACCACCACGACGATTGAATCTGGGACGAGCAGATGGTTTAACTATCTTCCACATAGTAAATTTAATAGTAGTAGTTTTAATCCGTTTTATCCTCTTTGCTTCAGAGGCAATCATAGCATTATATTTTTCATTTCCTGCACGTTTACCAAGTATATGTGTGATACGTTCTAATTGGCTGTCAGGAATGTGTCCAAATTTTTGATCATAAATTATATCTTCTCTTCGTTTCATTTAGAACACCTCCTTTTTAATTAAAGTAGCTGTAGCATTTTTACTTGTATATTAATAGCTGAAGCTATAACAATCTAAAGTAATTCTAATAAAACAGAAAGGATTTGAAACTATGGGATTTTTAGACTATTCTAATCAGAATCATTGCAACATTATTCCTCAAGAAGAATTCGAGGGATTGATCAATGAGGTATTTGGAGTTATCTCCGATAATTTAAGCAAGTCGTTAGGACCTCTAGGTTCATCTGCTACCATTCTTGATGGTATGATGACTGAGGCTACGAAAGATGGACATGCCATCTTAATGAAGTATCGTTTCCATAACCGTTATAAGAGGATGATATATAATCTTATCAAAGCACCTTGTATTCGTATGAATAATACCGTAGGTGATGGTACTACTACTGCTATCGTCCTTACCAATGCTTTATTCAAGCAATATAATGGTGGTAATGGTGTTATTAGCCGTAAGGCTGCTTTTAACACTTTATATAGGCTTCCTCGTCAGTTCAATAGAGCTTGGGATGAAATTATTGAGGATCTGAAGAATAGAGTTCATAGTGCTGCTAGACCTATTGATCCTACTGATTATGATTCCATTTATAATATTGCATATGTAACGTCTAATGGTAATGAAGAGATTGCTCATGCTATTGCTGAGACTTATAAGAATGCTAAATCTCCTTCCATTAAAATGAAGGATTCTCCTACTAATAAGTCTTATGTATCTGCAATCAATGGATTTGATTTCCCTGCCAATCTTATCAGTGATGCTTTTGTTCGTAATCAGGATCTTAGTGCTACTGAGAAGAATGTATTTGTAATGATCTTTGATCACAAAGTTGAAACTGATATGTTTAACAAGTTCATTATTCCTATCAATGAATGTATGAGAGCCATGGGTAGTAAACTTCTTATCCTTGCTCCTTTCTATGATGCTTATATGTGTGAAACTGTTGTTGATCAGTATCTCACTTATGAGATGAGAAATAAGGGTGGAATTAATATCATTATGGCTCAGTATGCAATGGGTAAACTTGAGCCTAATCAGCTTGTTGACTTGGCTACTATTCTCAGAGCTAAAGTTATTACTCAGGAACTGTATACTGGTATGATTGAAAAGTTTGATCGTGCTACTGTTGACGCATGGGTTGAAGATGTTCTCAATAATAACAGTTATGAGTTCCATCGAGTAATTGGTAAGGCAGCAGAAGCTCTTCTGTCTTGTAATACAGGTTCTATCTTCCGTGTTGAGGATATTGAATCTGATGAGAAATATCAGGATGCACTTCGCCGTGCTCGTACTGATCTTGAGCAGATTACTGCTACTACTGATGCAGAGAAGCAGTCTTATTCTTCCAAGATCTATGAAGCCAATGCTCGTGTACTTCAGTTAGAGATGAAGAACTTCATCTATTACATTGGTGCAGATAGTGATCTTCAGAAACAGATTATTTGGGACTCCGTTGAAGATGTAATAAAGTGTGTACGTTCTGCAATCAAGTATGGTGTTGTTCCTGGTTGTCAGATCACAATTGCTCGTGCATGTATTGATGCAATGAGAGATATCCTTCCTGAGAAGACCGAGAATCCGAATGAATACATGAAGAGCCTTACTAATGATATCCGTCTCAGATATGGTATTCTGGATATGATCTATGATGCAGTTCGAATGGTATATGCTCAGGTTCTACATGGTGCAACTGGTCAGGGTATGATCAAACTCGTTGATCGTTGGCAGTATACTTCCAATGAACCTGAAGCAGTAGCTGCTCTTGAACAGGCTGCAATTGATAAGGGTGCAGAGATCATTAATAGTTCTATCCAGCAGAATAAAACTTTCGATCTTGAGACTCTTGAGTATAATGAGAATATCATTACTTCTGCTGAGACTGATGCAATGGTTCTGTCTGTAGCATCTGAACTTATCAAGATTCTGATCTCTGGTAATCAGTGTATCTTCCTTGACAGTGATGTCAATGAATCTCATAATGAAACCGTTGAAGCTTATGTATAATAAGTAAAATAAGAGGGAGCATTGTGCTCCCTCTTATTCTTTTATTCTTCTGTAGGTTCACTAGTGTTAGTAGATTCAGCATCTTCCTCTACAACAGGTTTCGTATCATCGAAAATACTTTCACGAGGAGGAAGAGATAAGGATGTTGCTACTACTTCAGCTCTGATATCTTCAGGAACTTCGGATTCTTTAAAAGTTCCTTTCTGAAGTAATCTAGCCCAATATTTGATAACATGTTTCTTAGCCATATTAGTTCACCTTAATCCTTTCTATAGCGTTCATTATATTCACGTAATGCTCTACGTTCATGACCAGTAGATCTACCTGCATCTACATCCTCTTGCATCAACTTTGCAATTTCATCACGATATCTACTATCATCAATTTCATAGATACGTTTAGAACCAGCACGGATATATCCAAGATATTCTTTAATAGCTTGCTGATCTCTTTCAGTAAATTCCATAAATTAAACCTCCTTAAATATATTAAAGAACTGTCGGTTATTCACGGGTTGGAGGTGGAAGTACAAATCCCTGACCAATATGAATTTCATTATTATAGAAATCATTATCATTCTTGATATTCAATCTTTCAAACATTGATTTCTTTTTACATCTATAATGGAATTCATCGTCTTGAGGGATGTATATACCATTGATGTAGTGATATTCAGCAGTTCTACTAAATGCACCTTCACCATCAATACCACCAAAAGCAATCATATTTCGATTATCCATTTCTTCCTTAGTTTTAGTTTCACTAAGTACTGGATGATCTAATACAAATCTTGCATATTCATCAGTAAGGAAAATATAAGGTCTATCCATATGACGAATAATATCCATCTTATCAAGAGAAAATGCCTGATCTCCATAATTCAAATGATACCCACCAGTTTGAGTATCATTGAACTCTTTGATGATCTTACGGAATTTAATAGAATTATTATAATAATCTTCTCGATAATTTGGAGATACAGTCATTGCATCAGGATGGACAACTGTTTCCATTATTCGTAGATCTTCTTTAAAGATATCCCAGTTCTTCTCATCAGGTCCATTGAATAATGCTACTAGGTCGCAGTTTACATATAAACCTGCTTTCTGAAACGTCTTAACAACATGAGCAAGTTGTTCTGGAGAAATATGAATTCTGTTCTGACCTTTACAAGATGCTTTATCAAATGACTGAACTCCAATACTGATATGATGAAACTTCATCGTATTAATCATAAATTCCATTCGCTCATCAGTCATATCAGATGGATGTATCTCTGTACGACGAATCCCAATCTTATCATAATTTGGTAAGATTTCAGTCATTCTTTTTAATGATTCCATAGTCCATAAACTAGGGGTACCACCACCAAAGAACAACTCAGAAACCTTTTGAGTTTCTATAATTGGAGCCATTCGTTCCATCATTCTTAAAGTTGCTCGTTCATACGGTTCCACCAGATGACGATTCTCTTCTAGTTTTAAAGCACCAAAGATACAGAATTTACATACACTTCTACACCATGGATAGTGTACATAAATGTTTACATCTTCTTTCTCCTTCATCTGATGTTCTTCGAAGTATTCCTTCCAGAATTGGATAAATTCATCTTCTGTCATATATGTTGGAAAGTTTTTAAATGTCACTCTAATTACCTCCATCAGAAACTAATTTAGCAAACTTTTTTGGGAATGAGCAATGATGTTGTAATACACAAGGTCTACATACATCCGCTCGTTCACATGAATAACACTCTTCAGGAATAGTTGGATTTACATCATGTGGACATTTAGGAATAATATTTCCATTAGGCTCAATTGTACATACTCCTGTACAATCAAACCACCAATTCTTGATCCGTCCATTGATATCATTATAAATATCAGATCTCCATTTAGAATATAATTCACATAGGAAATCATCTACTCGATCAAAATATTCTGGAGTGTTATCAATACAATTGAGATGTTCCATTTTAATCTTCTTAAATACATTTGGATCCCAATTATCAACAACTTTTAGAAATTCATCAACACCCATCTCCATTAGATCATTATCTAATGTGATCATTAGGGTTGGTTTAACATTCACTGTTATAGCAAGATTGATACAATTCTTATACCATATATCATATTGAATGGGTGTAAATCTATTAGGATTCCATGACGTTGCAACACTACCAATTTCTTTAAATAGAGCTAATAATTGGTCATTAAGAATCATCAGATTGGTAGATATAGATCCAATTTTTCTACCAGCTTTTTTACATTCATTTACAATATCAAATAGACGATCCTGATATAAAGTAGGCTCACCTCCAAACAGAATGATCTTTCCTTCTGTTTGAATTAACCTACTAAGAAACTTCTCTTTATCAAAATCATCTACAATATTATGGACATCACAATGTGGACAGGAGAGATTACATTTTCTAGTTAATAATGCATAGATGGTTTTACGCTTATACATTTATATCCTCCTTTATAATGCCCAACCAGATTCAATTATTCTTGACTCAAGCTTCTTCATTTCATCACAATAATTTGGATCCAGTTTAGCTTCAATTCTATTAGTTCCACATGCATTGCATAAATTGAATAACTCACAATATGCACATTTGGGACTAATATAATCTGATGGGTTAATATGCTCATATTTAGGAATATATGAAGGATTGATTAGTTTATCTTCAGGAATTTCATATCCCATAGATACTCTTTCATCACATGTTCCTACATGTAATGTACCATCACAAGCTACATATACACACCTAATTGTAGATTCACATGTATGATGAATATTGTATGGACATGTACCATTTGCTCTATTAGCACAATTCCATTCATATTTTTCTAAGCCAGCATCAATAATATCAAGATAATCTTTCATAATTTTATAACGCTGATAACCAACTTCTTGATATCCAACACCAATAGCTCTATTAAGTTTACACATAGAATCAAGCCGCTTTGCTAATAAAATATGATCCATAACTTTATCAGCATTACTTTCATCAATTACAGCAATAAACATTGGAAGAGATTTATTAGGTACATACTCCCTGAATTTATCCATTACCTTAATAAACATTTCTTCTGTAAATACTGTATCTTTATCCCATCGTCTACTATCACCATAGTTAAATGATGTAGTAATTTTAAACCATTCCTCATTAAATAGAGGAGCCCATTTTTCAGGATTTAGATAGAAATCTTTAAGATTAGTCGTAGGACTAATATAAGCATCAGGTACCATTTCATGAAGTTCATAATAATATTCAGGTGATACCATTAAAGGTTCCCCACCAGTAATAATTAATCTTGTAGGGTTCATTCGATTGATTAAGTCTTTAATTTGTTCAGGAACTTTATCATCCTTAGGATGTTGAATAGTCATATCTCCTGCTGAACAGAATGTACATGCAAAGTTACATCTACCAGTAGGTTTAATAATTAACTCCATTTTTATTCCCCCTTGATAAAATAAGATTTTTACTTAAGCTGTTAAAAAAGATGATATAGATTATATGGCGCAATGCCATATAATCTATATCATTGTATTTATCACTGACCTGATAACAATTCCAATTGCTTTAATGATCTTTCTATATCTTCATTGATTTGTTTCTGAATATCATTCCTCATATTTTCATGGAGAATATAAGAAGGAGTAGGATCACCAAGATTATCATCAAATATATTACTATCATCATTCTGTAATAGATATGATTCATTATAATCTAAATCATTATGAGTTGAATCAAATATTTGATTATAAACTGGGCCATCTTTATTTTCCATATCCTCATGCACATTTTCATTTACTGATAAAGAATCAGTAAGGTTTGAATTAAAGAAGATAAAATATGGAGAACAGATTTCATTGATAAGAGTTAAAGTTTCTTTATCAGTATTTAAGCTACCTGTGCGAGCTCCTATAATATCACAAGGTCTCATACTAATAAGCATACTACTCTTAGCAGAGTTATTTAACATATATGCTACAACTGGAATTGTAGGAATCTTCAGATATTGAGCAATTAATAGTTTAATGTAATCCTCATCTGTAGCAGAAACAATTTGTCCTTGAGAGATTTGGAAATATAAGGGTTTCTGTAAACCATGCTTACAAATATCCTCAAACCATTCAAAGATTTCATCTGTAGAATGTCCAGCAAATCCTAACTCTTTAGTATCAACATCCCAGAAGTAAATATTCTCAGGGATATTCTGAGATTTATAATACTTATATGGGAGATTTAAACATAGAGCAGGAAATCTATACATATATGTCTGAGTACGAAGATTATCACAATAAGATACATTCTTGAACTTCGTATAATTAATAGTATCCTTTGTGATCATTGGGAAAGGATATACATCAGTATGTGCTTCCTGTTCCTCAGGAGTTTCAATCTTAATCTTACTTAGAACCTGTTTAAATGGAATCTTACATTGTCTACCATTATAAATATTCATGATACAATCAATTCCACCAAACTTAACAGCCCTAAAGTAATCAAATGTAGGAATATAAAAATCTGCTTTACTGAAGTATTCAGACATTTGATAACCATCGCTCATATCAGCATACTTAGATACATCAGATTCAGCTAAACCATCTTCAAACATGACCAAGAAATCAGGCATGTCATATTCTTTTTCAGCTAGAATCTCCTTTACTTCAGCAGCAGGAATTCTTATAACTTGCTTAGTACTCAAATGACGAGATATTGATAAATCATTTTTACTTAGAAAATAATTATCCATTGTCATTTGAGGAAGTTGAACTTTCAATTGTAGTTCATTGTACATATGGTCACTCATTATTTTCACTTACCTCCTCCGTAGTTAGTAAATCATTTAATCCGCTAATAAAGCGTTCTTGAGTATCTTTAGGAGAAAAGAAGATATTTAGAAGATTCATCAAAGGAAGATTCTCATTTAACCTAGCCATTGATATTTGATCATTCCCAGCAAAATAATGTTTATAAAATTTCTGTGGGTATTTATCAACATCAATCATTACTCCTCCAAATCTTCTACTTTCAGTAAGTCTTGAAAAATTACTGAAATTGATTTTATCATAATCAGACTCTTCAAATTCTCCATCAAATTTTATTAATTCGGCATATGTTGCAGGAGATTTAGAATATTGATATATGACCATTACAGGTAGAGATGCAATCAATGTATATACTTCTGTAATTAGATCATTATGTTTCAGACTGAATTTCTCTATCTCTTTTGAATCCATGATTCCAATAAGTAAATTGTCCTTATTATATCTATATAGAAGAATATCAATCCATGTATCACGTATACAGGGAATATTTACACCAATATTCCCTGTTAGATACATTAATAAGAATTCTTCCTTCATTTTAAAGGAGCATTTAGAAAAATCCAAATTCATATTTAAATCAACATTCCGAATGAAGATAAATGCAGATCTTATTTTTAATTCAGGTTTACAGGGGAATTGTAAATCTGACATATCAATCATTATATCTTCTTGATTAAAATTTTCAATAACTCCAATATCCAATGGTAATGTGAGATATTTCACGATGATAGTTCCTCCTTATTTAGTTAATCACTATAACAGTCACTATGACAGTCATTATGACAATCATAATGACAACTACTATGACAGTCATTATGACATGTAGCATTTGTATAGCTATAATGATATTTAGATGTGCGCTGCCATGCCAGTAAACATGCAGAACATAAAGCATTTAATGCAGCAACAGTAATCGGATTGTTTGCAACAACTGTATGACTTACATTTGCACCAGCAGTAGTTGTTTGAGGAGGCTGAGGAATAGTAAAATTATAACTCTTTGTACAAGTTGTAATATTACCATTTTGAGCTTGGATCAATAATGCATTCCAGTTAGTTTGAGATCCTTCATAGTATACTGTAGTAATAGCATTAGCCAGATAAAACGCATATGTACCAATCGTTGTTACAGAGCTTGGCAATCTAATGTATTTAATTGCACTACACTGGTAGAACGAATATTGACCAATGGTCTGAATATTACAATAGAAATTAACATCAGTCAATGCACTACAAAGTCTGAATGCATACATACCAATACTAGATATGGTGCCATAGAATGTTACTGTAGTTAATGCTGTACACTGATAGAATGCATACTGACCTATAGATGTAGAAGAACCATAGATTGTTAACGTTGTTAGAGCTGTACAAGCCTGGAATGCAGAATTACCAATACTTGTAATGTTAGAAGGAATTTCAATCGTTCTTGCCACACTTCCTCTAAATGCATTACTGCCAATGGCTGTGATGGTAACACCATTGATAGCAGCAGGTACTACAATAGATGTTGCTGCAAGACCGGTTGCGGTTAATCCAGTAATAGTTGCACCACTAACTACAAAGTAGCTAGCAGGTGAATAATTTAATGCGGTAGCACCTGTAGTAGATCCAAGCTGTCGAACATAGCTATTAGTAAATATAACTTTACCATTCTTTTGAGCTCGAACCGTATTGGTATTTGTAATAACATATCCAACACCATATCCTCTATATGTACTTTGTAATAGAGGATCATATCTACTACGAATTTCTCGAAGTGTACGATATGTACGTACATAACTGAATGTACCAACTCTAGTTAAGTTTTGAGTAACATTAATAAGAGCGGTAGCAATTGATGATGCAGTAATTTTACCACCACTAACACCAAAACTAGGGGTAGGTAAATTATTAATGTCATCCATCATATTAGATGGAACACAAAAATATGAACCATCCATAGGAGGATTGTTTAGATGATGTGCTCCACTTGTAATGTTAGCAATAACTGTGCTATTAAATAAATTAGCAATATCAGCCACATTAATAGCATTTCCAACTGCAACAGCCATATTATTTACACTCTCCTTTACATGAGATTTATTTTCTATTTATAGAAGTAGTAATCACGGGTGGGACATTAAATCCCACCCGTGAATAGCCTGTTTTATTTTATTATGCATATACTGCGTTAAAAGGTACCCAGGTATTACCAGTATATACTTTAACAAGCTTGGTAGCGGTATCAAACCAAACATCTTTATTATTTACAGGAGAACCAGGTGAAGTAGGTCCAACAGTGAATCTGATACCACCAACAGTATCAGCATTACCGCCACCTGCAATAAAGGTTTTAGGAATGTTAAGCAGGTCAGTATAGCTACCAGTATGAGCAACAGTACTAAGACCTGTGATCATAGTATAAGGGTGAGTTGCAGGGTGAGGGTTATTCAATGCACCTTCCTGAATGCCTGCAAGTTTATTCTTCTCTGTAGTGGTATAGTTATTCTGGCTAAAACCAGGAACAGTACCATTTGCCATAGCATGGTTATTAGTACCACCTGAACCAAGGTGATTCGCAAAGTCTTCAACGAGCTTATCCCATCTATTACGCTCCTCAAGACTTACATGTTGTTTAATCTGAGAATTATCAGCCATTGCTAATTCCTCCTTCTAAAATAATATATTAGGATAATATTAATTAAAAGTTTAACGTTGCTTAATATATGATGGGGAGACAATTGTCTCCCCATCATATTGAGGATTTATTCAGTTGTGTCGGTTCCTTCTTCAGGAGTTGGTTCTACAGGTTCAGGATCAGGTTCACGTCTTGTTACAGTTACATCAATTACAACATTCTTGATACCCATTGTGAACTCGTATTTATTCTCACCGATTGACACAAGCTCAATATCAGGATCATCAATAGAAAGTTGAACGTCTGTAACTAGCTCATCTGTAATTTCAACTGTAACTTCTACAGTATCAATTTCAAATGCAGCATCAAGATCAGTAGTTACATTAACACCTTCAACCTGGTTTACTGTAATGGTGAATTCTTCATCCTCAGGTTCTACAGTACTTAATTTACGATAAGGAGGTGCTCCAAGAACATTATATGCTTTACGCATAAAGAGTCTAGCACCATCACCAATAATAGGAACACCATTGATGAACATATCGGACTGACTAAATACAGTAGACAATGTCTGACCATTAACGCCAACACTGCGAGCAGCTTGTTTGCTAATAGTTACATTAGAAACCATTGCATTACAGTCTCTCATAAATAGATCCATAGAATTTTCACCAGTAATACCATCAGGAATTCTAATAGGTCTGTTGAATGCATGACATTCAGTCATAAAATTACGTAGACATGCATCACCCTGAATTCCTTCCGGAATAGTGATATTCTGATTGAAAGACTTACAACACATGAGGAATCTCTCAAGACAACCATTACCAGTTACGCCTTCAGGAATAGTGATAGCTTTATTAAAGCTTTCACATCCATACAGGAAACCATGTAAGCAATCTTCACCATAAATCTCCTCAGGAATAGTAACCTTAGAATTGAAACTCGTACAATCTCTCAGGAAGTACTGTAAACATCTATCACCAGCAACGCTATCAGGAATAGTAATGGCCTGATTAAAGCTTGTACATCCCATGAGGAAGTTTCTTAAACAGTCATCACCATTTACTGTACTAGGAATATGGTTTATAGATTTCAGATTAATAAAGTTTCTACCAAAGTTACGAAGAGATCCGACATAAGGTTCACCATAGCTATACTTCGTAGCAACATTTACTTTCAGTTCTTTCTTAAAGTCGCCACAAGTAACGGTTACGGTTATAGTACTACCAGTTTCTTGGTAACTACTAATATAGAGATATGCTGATAGATTATCACTCCTAGGATAGATCACCGTAGGACTTGCACCATATCTACCATATCCACCACCATAGCTAGGTTTATAACCACCAGTAATTGAC